CTAGTTATCTCTTTTACCAAGATATTTAATCTTTACTGAATGTTGAGAGGTTTTGATATTTACATCAACACGATACATGCCATTGTCCTCTTTCTCAATACAATAATAGCTATCACTTGAAAACTCTTTCAGATTTTGATACTGATAAGACATGTTTTCTTTTACCACATCTACAAATTCAATACAATCAATCGCTTCCGAGAAATACACTTTTTTATTATAGTCAATATCGCTAAATGAATGTTTATAATTTACACATATAGCATTGATGTGATTATTCTCAGACGAGCCTATTGTGAAATACCCACCATCTATATTTAAATAGTTAACTTGCAATCGGTTTCCATTTACCTCTATATAGTTAGCAGACAATTCGTCATAAGAATCCTTACTGCAAGATACCAACGCAACAAGAATCGCCAGCAAAAACAAAATCTTTTTCATATCTCATAATTTAATTAATAACATATCTTGCAAGGAGTTCTGCCAATATCCTCAGCTTCCTCCTCGCTTACCTCTTCTATTTCTCCTGAGCAGCGAGAGAGACCACGGCAATCAGGGTCACTATGATACTTGGTAGAAGTTTCTCCAGTACATATATATACTGACTCTGATTCATCTTTGCGACCATAATAGATTTGCTTATTTTCGTCACAAATAGAACAAGAGACCTTACCTTTATCTATAGCTTCTTCTAATCTTATAGATTGAACCTTACCACTTCCAACCGTCAGCCCTGCACAATCAGAATAATAATGGTAATATTTAGGATTTGAAGAGATATAAAAAACCAAATCATCTAAATCTCTAGACCTAACGTCCCTCTCCATTCCCTTGTATATGGCTATCTCATTTCTAAGGGTATCAACTTCCTTTTCTAATGTATTGACTCTTTTTCTCAAATATTCGTCTCCACAAGAACAAAGAGTAAAAAGAACAATAAAAAGATACGCACAATACTTCATACCTACCACATTTTAATTATCCTACATTTGCTTGTCTCATACTACCACCTAAAACAGATAGTAGCTGGTCGTAGCGTTTCTCTAACTCTTCGTACTTCGCCTTCCAAACAGAATCGTCTAACAAGTCGTTTCTGTCTTCACGATACTCAGGAGTAGGTTCAGCCACCAAGAACGATTGTTCATCAAGAAGTTGCTTTCCATTACCCCTAAGGAGCCATTCGGCTGAAATCTCATCAAACTCATTCAGAAACCCTTCGATAAGACCAAGTGATACAGCTTGGTCACCACGAAGTTGGCGATTACAAGTTACTTGCTGCATTCCAATCATTTTCGAAAAAGCAGATATACTTATTTGTTTAGCCTCTAAAACAGACTTAATTCTTTGTGCTACAAGACTTTCCATACATTTTACATTTTTAAATCATACTTAAATAAACATAACCGACTAAAGAAATATGCAATTTTGTTTGGTTGTCTAAACATATTTGCATACCTTTGCACTCGTAAACAACAAGTTGCTTAATTATTAGAAGCAAAAGTACAATAAAAAATTAAGATATGCAAGTAAAAAAGATAAAAATTATCAAAGTTTCGCCCGAAGGACGTAAAAAACTTGCTGAGCGATATGGATGCCGAAGGGAAACCATCTACAACGCTCTAGGTTTTAGAAGTCAGAGCAAGCAAGCCGAAGACATCAGGAATGATGCCCTGAATGAGTTCGGAGGTGTTAAGGCTGACAAGGTAGTGTTCTACTAATAATAAAGAAGGAGGTTTCTATGAATGAAATCGTTTATAGAGGTGAAAGCAACCAACCTCTAACAAACAGCAAATTGGTTGCTGAGGTATTTGGCAAACCTCATAAGGTTGTTCTAGTAGCAATCAGAAACATACTTGAAGGGAGTGCTCAAAATTGTGCCGTCCTCGAAATGTTCTCAGAATCAACCTATTTGAACGAGCAGAACAAAGAGCAACCTATGTTCATTATGAATCAAGATGGTTTCACTCTGCTGGCGATGGGATTCAATGGCAAGAAGGCGATGGAGTTCAAACTGAAATACATCGAAGCCTTCAACGCTATGAAGAGACAGATTGAACAATCCAATCCATCCGTCCCTCAGAACTATCTCGAAGCTCTCAAATCTCTGGTCAAGGCTGAGGAAGAGAAACAGCAGCTAGCTTTGGAAAATAAGAAGCAGCAGGAACAAATCCTCACTATCAGCAAGACGAACATGGAACTCGGCAACAAGATTACCGAAATGCTGCCGAAGGTTAGCTACTACGACAAAATCTTGCAGAGTAATGCCACCATGACCGTTACTCAGATTGCTCAGGACTACGGAATGAGTGCCATGAGACTTAATAAGGAGTTGGAGTCTATGAGAATCCAACACAAGGTAAGAGGTCAATGGATATTATTTGCACAATTCCTAGAAGGCGGCTACGTTCACAGCAGAGCAGTAGACATATTAAGGAGTGATGGTCGGCACGATGTGAAGTACAACACCGAGTGGACAACGAAAGGAAGAATCTTCCTATATGAATCACTCAAAGCGAAGGGCATTCTCCCCTTGATAGAACAGGAGAACACTCCCAGCGATAAGGGCACTGGTAGAACAAAGCCAGCCAAGACAGCTAGTGCCAGTCAACAAACCATCAAATTCAACTGATATGATAGACAAAGAGATTAAGGAGCAGCTAGACCGCATAGAGCAGTATTCGCTCATAGCTGCAAAGAATGTGCTCAACATTAATGAAGCTGCAATCATTCTTGGTATGACGGTTAGAGGAGTGAGAGAGAACGTCAGAAACCGCATCATTCCTTGCTATAAACCAAACGTCAACCGACTCTACTTTAAGAAGAGTGAGTTGGAAGAGTGGATGACTCAGAACCGCAGAAAGAGCATGGCAGAGTTGAAATCAGAGGCAGCAGCCTATTGTTTTACCCATTAAACAGATAAACTTATGATAGCAGATGTAATGTTGGTATCTAGCGTAATCGCTTTCGCTGTTGCCGTTAATGAAATTCACTCCTACTTCAAGGAGGTAGGTAAGTAATATACGGAGACTGAACCTCACAAATTTATTTTAGTATTAAGTTATTAATGTGTTAAGTCTTATAACGTTTCAGCCATCGAATTTTTCATTCGGTAAAGAGCAGAGGTTTTTTGGAGTTTGCTACTCCCAGTCTCCACTATAACTTTAGTCGTTATAATTTTACATGTTTTAAGTTTTGCCCAGCGCAAGTAACTCAGTTGGTAGAGTGTGAAATGTCACGTGTCGTGGGTTCGAGTCCCACCTTGCGCCCCATATAGCCCGATTCCAAGGCTTTATATCGGATAGGATAAACCTTCCTAGAGAGGTACACGTACCCAAAAGGAGCATCATTAACCACAGATGGTGCTTAGACGTGGAAGTGGCAAGCGAGTACATACACCTGATAGGTGGAATTTGGAAAAACTTGGAGTTCACTTGTGAAGAAGCAGACCTGATGCCGTGACCCTTATATAATAAGGTAGCATCTAAAGGTAGGAGCGCACAACTACAAATCGGTTCTAATGCAGCCAGCACGCTTTCTTTCTATTCGGTTCAATAGTTATAATTGGTTATTTTATAATATCAGATATATCAGAATATGTGCGATTACTAGTGCTGGGAGTCCTAAGCCTCCATAAATGCAGAAGGGAACCAAGGGCGCACGGATGGTTTAAAGCCTCGGAACGTGCGCCCTATTATAGAGAAATCATAACATTCAATACATTTTACATTAGCAATTTTTGCATTGCGGTAGCGACCGCTCAGGTTAAACTAAAATAAAATAACTCGCCCCACCATTCGTGAGAATCGTGGGGTTTTTAATTTGAACATTTAAACCATACAATATGAGATATAAAGCAAATAGTTGCCACGATTGTATATTCTTGACAATATGTGACAATCCAAATAAGAACTCAGATGGTGGCTACAGATGCAGCTTCTATCAATGGAAATATCAATAACAACTTAATACATATAAGATATGAAAGAACTTATCGCAATTCAGTCAGAACTGAAAGCCCCGAAGAGTCAGTTCAACAAATTCGGTGGCTACAAGTATCGCAAGGCTGAGGACATCTTAGAAGCTGTCAAGCCTTTGCTCAACAAGCAGAAATGTACGCTAACCATTACAGATGATATTGTAATGGTAGGCAACCGCATTTATGTTAAGGCTACCGCCACTATCAAGAACGAGAAAGGCGAATGCGAAACAACAACTGGTTGGGCTAGAGAAGAGGAAACCAAAAAGGGTATGGATGGCAGTCAGATTACTGGAGCATCATCCTCTTACGCTCGAAAGTATGCCCTCAACGGTCTATTTGCTATTGATGATAATGCTGATACTGATACCACCAACGATGGGCAGCATCAGGAAGCGCAGCAACAGACACAGACTCAACAGCCAGCATCCTCTCAGTACCACCCGAGCGACCTGAACGAAGGATTGGCTTATCTGAGAATATGTGTTAGCAAGGACAATCTGTTGTGGGTAATTCAGCATTACCAGCCACTCTGCTCTAACGCTCAGTTCATGCAAGCAGTATCAGCCAAGAAGAAACAATTAGGTATACAATAATATGACAGCAGCAACAAAGAAAATTACTCTGAATGTGCCAAAAGTCACATTCATTGAGGAATCTCATCAGTACTTCATTGGAAAGAAGGAACTGAAAGGAGTAACAGGAACGCTCATCAAGAAAGCCTTCCCCGACACCTACAAGAATATTCCTGAATCGGTATTGAAGAAGGCAGCAGAGCGAGGTGGACTTGTACACAACACGTTTGAAACCTTCTGCTCCATCTTCGATGCAGACATCAAGAAGTACCCGAACCCTACGGAAGAGCTTCAAGCCTTCCATAGTATGTTAGTCGCATACGATTTACACTATGTAGCATCCGAGTATCTTGTTACAGATGGTGAGAACTTCGCATCTGCCATTGATGGAATCTTTGCCGACAACGAAGGCAACATCTATCTGGTAGATTACAAGACCACCGCCACCCTTCACTACGACAATGTATCTCTCCAGCTATCTATCTATGCAAAATGGTTCGAGGAGCAGAACCCCGACTTGAAGGTGAAGGAGATTGTCTGCATGTGGTTCAAGAACGGACAGAGCAAGTTCCAACCGCTACCAAGGGTAGCTGATTATCAGATTGACGATTTAATCAACGCTTATCTCGCAGATGATACAGACTATCAGTATAAGGTGGAAGTTCCTGAGCAGTTTTCTGCACTAGAGCAGGAGTACAGATTGATAACCGCTCGTATGGATGCCCTAAAGATTAAGCAGGATGAGTTGAAGGAACAGATGATGAAGATGATGGAAGCCAACAAGCAGAAATCTATCAAGACCAACATCGGCTCTTATTCTTACGTGGCAGCTACCACAAAGAAGACCTTCGACACGAAGCTGTTCAAGGACACGGAGCCTGACCACTACGAGCACTATCTAAAGGAAACGACTACCAAGCCATCAATAAGAATCAAACTTAATTAAGTATAGATATGAACGTTAAATTTACTGGTAAAATTATTGCAGCAGGGCAAGTTCAAATGGGAACTTCCCAAAACGGAACCCAATGGAGTTCCCAAGAGTTTGTTATCGAAGAGTTGAATCAGCAGTACCCTTCAAGAGCCGTTATCCAAGTTTATGGTTCAGACAAGATTCAGCAGTTCGGCATCCAAGTAGGTGAAATCATCACCGCAAACATCGGATTGAAGGCTCATCAGTCTAGAGACGGACGATGGTTCAATCAGTTGGATTGTTGGAAGGTGGAGCGACCAAATGCCCAACCGCAAGGTCAGGTTGTACAGAGTCAGGTTGGTGCAGCACCTCAGCAAGTTGGTGGGTATTGCCAACCACAGCAACAAACAATACCTCTGAGCCAGCCACAGCAGTTTCCCCCTCAGGTTAATTCAAGCGGTCAACCTATTCAGCAGAACGCTCAATATGCAGGTGGTCAGCAGCAAGGTCTCCCCTTCCCTGCCCCAAACCAATAATATATAAGGTATGGAAATCCATCTAGTAAGAACCTCCACTGGTCTTTGCCCCTACACGGATGATGATTACGAGGAAATGAAAAAGATAAAGGTTGGTTCCATCGTCAAGGCAAACATAGTTCGACCAAGGAACATTAAGTTTCACCGCAAGTTCTTCTCCCTTATCAGAGCAGCATGGGATTGTCTCACAGAGCAGCAGCGCACAAACCTACGTTCTATAGACACATTCCGTGAGCAGCTTCTGATAACATCAGGATTCAGCGAACCGCTTTACGACCTCAACGGACATAAGTTCTTGGAGAGAGCCAAGTCTATCTCCTTTGCCAAGATGGATGAGCCAGCCTTTAATGAAGTATATAGTAGAGTCTTAGACACCATCCTCACGATACTCTATGCAGATGGTGTTACAGAAGACGAGTTTAATAACATTTTACAAAATTATAGTTAATATGACACGTAGAAACTACAAGCGCAACAACAGACGTAATCGCCAGCGCAACAACACCCCAGAGTTACCACCATTTGCACAGATGCTTTTCGGAGCAATCGTTGGCAAAGGTGTAGACATGATTGCCAAGAAGATGGCAGAGATTGCCGAGGAAGAGACTCCTGATATTCATGCAGAAGGCATCAGTAATCAGGACGTTACCAACATCAATAACGGAAAGGCAACCTTATCTAAGTTGCGCATTCCTGCTGATGGTTCGGCAGTAGAGTACCCTATCCCTGATAACCTCCAGTTCTTCTTCGCTGAGGATGGTAAGTTGATGGTTCGTCAGAAGACGGAACATGAGACTGCTCCTGATGATAAGGAAGGCAATCCTATCACTTATGATGATATTCTCAAAGCACTCTTCTTTAAGAATAAGATATACTGGGCTTACAAAGATGGTATTGACTCAGACATGGCATCACCATCAAATTACAAAGATGTTGACAACTGCACCAGCGAGGCTCAGGTAAAACGTTTGATTGCTTTTAACAAGTTGCAGAACATCGCCAAATATCTCAACAATGGATGGGAGCCAAACTTCGATGATACATTACAAGAAAAGTTCTATATCGCTTCGACAGGATGGGGCGAGGCAGAAAGTGATTCCCCTATTGATTTGATAAAACACTATGGGGTATACAGCCAAGTAGACGAACCAGTATATCCGACTTCGATTTATTTCAAGTCATCAAAGGTTGCCCATGATGCCGTTCTTCTGATGGGTAAGGATTCTCTCAACGACCTTTTCTCAACAGACTGGTAATGGCAAGCTACGCTGAAATCAAAGCAAAGCTACAGCAGGAAGGCAAGAAGATACGCAAGCGTTCATCCTACGATGAGCACAACTTGCAAGCCGCAGAGGTCAGGTATATCCGTGGGGTATATCCTGACCTTGAAGGAGTCTTCTTTGCCGTTCCTAATGGTGGCAAGCGAACTTCCCGACAAGCCGCATGGCTCAAAGAAGAAGGTATGAAGGCAGGAGTATCTGATATGCTGCTCCTGAAGCGCACCTCCCAGTACGGTTTCCTCTGCATCGAAAATAAAACACCGAAAGGTAGGCAGGAACCCGAACAGAAGGTATTCCAGCATGAAGTAGAACGACATGGTGGCAAGTATATCATCGTCCGCTCTATAGATGAATTTATCAAAGCAATCAACAATTATTTAAATGGTGAACTATGACAGATGAAATCAAACAAGCTATCCAGCTTCTAGAAGATAATGGCTACAAGATTACTTCTCCTCCCAAGGAAGTCAAAGACGAATATACCTTTGAGCGAGCATGGAACCTTTACGACAAGAAGGTTGGCTGCAAAGCTAAGCTAGAAAAGAAATGGAACTCTATGAGCCTGAAAGACCGCAAGGCAGCTATAGAGTATATTCCATTATATGTGATTGCAACCGAAGATAAGCAGTATCGCAAGAACTTCCAAACCTTCCTTAACCAGCGAGGTTGGGAAGACGAACTCATCGGAGCAACACCACCGCCAGCAGCCGTTAACGAGCAGCCTTCTGAGATTAGCCAACTTATCGCAAAGACGAGGGCTGAACAGAACGTAACAAATGCGGATAAGGACAACGTTTTCAAGACACGCATCATAGGTATGATAGAGCTTCTGCAAAAGAATCCTCATAGCCTATGCCGAAAGCAGTTGGAGATATATCGTGATAACGGAACCTTGGAACGCTTGGGCATCCAATGGAATCCATAAACCACAAATCTGTTTACCAAAATGATAGCAATCAGTAAGTACAACAAGCAGCATCCTCTCAGAGTCTTTGAGGCATTCGCTGGCTATGGCAGTCAGAGCCTAGCCTTCAAGTACCTCAAAGATAAGCACCCTGAGTTCGACTTTAAGGTTGTTGGTTATTCAGAGATAGAGCCATCTGCTATACAAGCATATAGCTTACTACATGGCAGAGACGTTCCTAACTATGGAGATATAACTCGCATTGATTGGAATGAGGTTCCTGATTTCGATTTTATTTCTTGGTCTTCACCTTGTCAAGACTTCTCTATGGCAGGACTTAGAAAAGGTGCAGAAGAAGGAAGTGGAACACGCTCTTCTCTTATATTTCAAGAAAGGAGAATGCTAGAAAGCAAACACCCGAAATATGTTATGTTGGAAAATGTAACTGGTCTTACCAATAAGACGATGAGACCATACTTCTTGAAATATCTCAAAGACTTGGAAAGTTTCGGCTATACATCTTTCTATAAAGTGTTGGACGCAAAAGATTATGGTGTGCCTCAACATCGTGAGCGCATCTTCGTTATCTCCATCCTACGCACAGAAGACGAGCCGAACCCAGAGTATCACTTCCCTTCTCCCATTAAGCTAGAGTCAACGGTTGAGGACATCTTGGAAGACAACGTATCTCCTGAATATTTCCTATCCCAGCCGCTCCTAGAAAAGTATCTCACCAAAGCAGACATCAATGAATCAATCGAAAAACTCTACCCCGAAGATAGCAATACCGAAAACTGCTGATGGATGCTCCCCGACCATCACATCATCATTTGGTGCAGGAATCAGCATAGCCAATCTTCTTGGTGTTGACCATTTCCCTAAGGGGTGGGGGGTATTGATAATCAAAAAGTTACAAGCAGAAAACTGCTCATCAACTCAGACGTAGATGGTTTAAGTAGAACCATCCGCACAAGTTATTATAAGGCTGGTTTTGCTAACTATATACATAACGATGGCAGAGCAGCCAATGCAGTTTTAATCATCAAGAAATTATAATGTGCGACAAAATTATAAAGCTAGCAAACCTCCAAATCAAAGGCAGAATAGAACAGCAGACTAGAGTCTACTCCACCAAGGGAATCTCTCCTACTCTCAATTCAGCCATGGGTCACGGAGGTAATTGCATTCCACTATTCTTAATCGTAAAAGATATATGATAACCGGAGGAAAGAGAATGAAATCCCTGCTCCTATCGGGGAAGGTGAAACCTGATGTAGGTGGTCAAGTTCTCGACATCTATAACCAAGCTGTAATGCAAGGTATCTCCCCTACCATCAAGACAACCATTGATACAGCAAACATGACATTCGTAACCATCATGAATAAAGAAATCATTCACACCGCACCAAACGGAAAGAAATACTCCATCCAAATCAGAAAGTACACTCCAAGAGATTGTTTCCGACTGATGGGAGTCACGAAGCTGACATAGACAAACTCCTGAGCAAGGAGAAGTCTGGTCAACTCATTATCAGCAAGAGCAAACTCTATGCCCTAGCAGGAAATTCAATAGTAACCAACTGCCTTACCGCCATGTTCGAGGAACTGATTTTCCCATCAGGAAATCACTATCATGACAAGACTGGTCAGCTATCACTCTTCTAGCTTATGGATATTTTTGGATATATCAAGGTAGGCAAGCGCATCAGCAAAGCGCACAAAGCCATGTTCACAAATAAGACAATGATACTATGGTACAAAGGAAATCCAATCATCGGAACAATGCACGATGGCTTGTGGTATCAACAAGACTTGAACGGAATGTGGGAACTATTAATGTTCCAGTCCGAAGTCACACACGTCTCATTTTTACCTTCGCCAAATGAAGACAGAGAAAGAAAAAATCCTAGCCATCATAGCTGAGATTCAGGCAGAGCGTGAAGTTGCCCACATCGTGCCGCCCCACGTCATCACAGCCGAAATCATAAACAGAGGATTCCATAAGCCGTATCAAGCCCTCAACGAGTTATGCGAAGAAGGCAAGATAAACTGGTGCCGAACCCTCAACGATATGGCATTCACTATCAGAAAATAATAAATCAAAACAATATGGAAATTATAACACAGAAGAAACTGGCAACCTTAGCAGAAGATGCTTTTAAGATTGCCGATAAGCATGGTTTCTATACTGAGAGCACAGAAATAGAAAACGCATTGATGCTCATCATCACGGAAATGGCAGAAGCTGTTCAGGCAGACCGACACAATCGCCACGGAAGTATCGAAGACTATGAGAGCGAGATTCAGATGGGCAGAGATATTCCTACCGCCTACAAAAACTCTCTTGAAGGAACGGTTGAATCCGAGTTCGCTGATATTGCCATCCGCATCTTATCACTCTTAGGATGGATGAACAGCAAAAGCCCTATTAAAATAAATAGCAATTCTGTTCTTTCTGATGAATATGAAATTGGCAGGATTCAATACACGATTCAAAACAAAATTCATAGGAGCAATATCGCAGCCGACTTATATCGGTTAAATGGAAAGTTTAGTTCGTTTGTTGATAATGAATCATCCTATTGGTTCGTATCAAAAACTCTACAGAATATTCTTATGCGGACTTTCGCAATCGCCCACAATCACAATATCGACCTGATGGAGTACATCAAGTTGAAAATGCAGTATAACGAATCACGTCCGTATCTTCACGGATGCTTATATTAGGAGGACAGCAATATGTTTGGAATAGAACAGATTTCAAGAAGGTGATTAATGACTTTTAGTGATGGTAGCAAAATCCAAGATACCATCTACATTCCAAAGCCCACCAAACCCATCTTCCCTGAGCAGATGGAACGCAATATCATCGAAAATTTCAATAAATCGCAGCCAATTGCGGCTCCAAAGGTTATCAAATGTCATATAATGAGAAATTAGTTATGGAAGATTTACCTATTGGCTCAGAAATCACATTGAAGGTGGTAGAAACCGAGAAAGCTGATTGTCTTGGTTGTTTTTTCGATGAGATATGTAGCGACATTTATGAAAAAGTTTGCGGAAATTTCAAGTGTAGCGCAATCGACAGAAAAGACGGAAAGAATGTTCAATTTAAAAGAGTGAAGTAATTATGATAGACGATAAGAAAATAGAAACTGCTGCTAATAAGCATATTGAGACAGAGTATGCTAGATACAATAGTGGCTATGTTGAGGAAGAAATGATTTGTCTTAGGGGCAAAGATAGCTTCAAGGCTGGTGCTTACTGGGCTGTCAATGAATTCGTGAAGGACTTGTGGCATTCATACGATGAAGTACCAACAAGAAAGGATAAAGATATACTGCAATTCTTTGAAAGCTATAGTGCTGATTCAGAAGATGACTATGATGAATACTTCGAGTTAGCACATACAAGAGAAGGGTTCACACAAGAGACTTGGGAAGACTTTATGAATATTGGCGGTACTCCATCTATGTGGCTCTATATAGAAGATTTATTCCCAAGGAAGGAGGTGAACAATGATTAGAAATGTTACGTTGTACGAAGGTATCTGTGATTGCTGTGGAAGGCAGTTCGAAGATGATGGAGGAAATATAACTGCTTGGGGCGATAGTGCTGACGTGGAATTTCTTATGCAAGAAAGTGGTTGGCAAGAGATAAACGGCAAACATTACTGCCCAGACTGCTATGAGTTTGACGAAAAGTTGGATGAGTACGTTCCTAAAAAGAAAGGAGGAAGCAATGAAAGAACTTAAAGATTTGGTTGTTGGTGATGAGGTTGTTGCTTACGACAAATACGACAACAGAAGAATTGCTATTGTTGAAAGAATAACAAAAAATTTTGTCGTTGTAAACAATATTAAATACCGAAAGTCTGACGGATTTGCATCTGGAGAATCTTATATCTTCTCTCGTAGAATTGAAATTCCTAAAGATGAGGAGCAAATAAAGACAATAAAACTAGAATACCGTAAACGAATTATCATTCATAGAATACATAATCTCAATCTGAATGACTATCCGTTAGAAGTGTTGGAAAAAGTTTATATTGAATTAGGAGGAAATTAGTATGAAAGAGTTTAAAATTATTGTGACTTCTATTACCTATTTGCTGATTGGTGTACTGGAAGCGCATTGCTACTATTTGTTTAAGGATTATGCAATTGCCCTCTAGCTTTCCTGACTCTGTTTGGGTTCATCGTAACTTTTGGAATAGCAGTAATTAAAGATTAATAGTATGAACGATATAAAGAAGATATGTCAAGAGATTCAATGCCCACACTTCATAGTATGGAGCTTCGGATATGGTGATTGTATATCTTGTAAGTTGCAAGGTCAAAGCTACAATATAGAATCTGTAGCCGATGATTGCCCTTACAAGGATAAGTTCAATAAACGTAAAAAGTAAAGAAAATGAAACAGAAATTATTGAATATCAAGTACAAGTTAATTGCTTTGTGGTGGTTCTTAACAAGAAAGAACTACTACCTTCTGTCATACAATGGCAGAGTAGGTAAGACATTGGAAAGCACTAATATTGTAATTCCAGAGTTCATCGAATGGGTAAGAAAGAAGCATGGTGTGCCTACCAACCATGAGATAATCATGGAGTTGAAGAATATTGGCAACCTCTGTAGAAGCACAGATATTCTTGCATATAATGAGATTAAGGCATTGATTGAGAAACTTGAAAAGTAAAGCGAATGAGTATAGCAACACAAGTAAACCACCATTGCCCTTTCTATGGAAGGAAATGTTACCAATGCGGTTATTGGAATCGTAGAGGAAATGAATGTGAGATAATAACTCATCAAGACAGAAAGATTTAAAGTTTACCGCCTTCGGGCGCAAATATAAGTAATATGACAGAAATAGAATTATACAACGAATTACAGAATGTAGAAGGTTGTTTAAAGATTGCGGATTCACAAATAACAGAGATTCGCAAAAAGAAGAATAAGATAATGAACGACTTTCTAAGTTTGTTACCTTTTCAGAAAGGTGACAATGTAAAAGATAAAGATGGCAATATCTTTATCATAGAACAACTAAAAAGTGCCATGTCTCTTGACAAGAATAAAATCAATGTTCATTTTCTTATCCGAAAAATAAAGAAAAACGGAGAACCTTACAAATACGTAAACGAATCTTGGGGAATTAATTATTTTTCCCTAGAGAAAGTAGTAGAGTAATAACCATCCTGTAATGGATATAAATAAAAAGTAACATGAATACAGAAAAATTAGAAAGAGCAAATATCTTAGCCAAGAGTTTAATTCCTAAAGTAAATGAACTCTTAAATTTGTCTCCAAAATCAATGCGTAGTAGTCTTGCTGATGCTATTTGTGGGCTTTCAGAGTGTGATGAAGAGTTTAAAACAAAATTCAAGCAGCTTCTGAATGAAACAAAACAGAGATTTCAGAAAGAGTTTGATGAGATTTAGTAACTAACAATCCTGCAAAGGATATAAATATAAGTAATATAAAAAAGATTATTTTGGCAGCCTTAGTCGTTGCAAGTTTGTTCGCTTCTTGCTCTAGCGAGAAGACTTTTAAAAAGAAAGATGGTTCTACGATTACAGCAAAGCCTTATGGCTGGGCTAGTAAGGAAAACAAAGTAGAAGGTGTTAACTACGAGTTGAATGCTCCAGATGTTGTAGCATCTATCATCTTTGCCCCATCTGTTATTGCTCCAGTTTTGCTGACAGCTTACGATGTATGGGAGCCAGTATCATATACTGAGCCATCTAAGTAACTAACCACCCTCTCCTTGGCAACAGAGAGAGGTTAAAAAGAAAGAAGAATATGATTACAGAAAAGTTAATAAAAAAGGTGCTACGTAAGTGGTTAAAGAAGAAATTGTATATCAATGCTCCTATTAGCACAAACATAGCACGATTTGAATGGGTCTATAACTCACACCTTAAAGAGTGGAGAGATAGAATGTGGGTAATTAAACACTGCCCAGAAAATAGAGACAAGTGCCTTAATGAGTATCTTTACTCATAGCTTTTGTTAATCAATTCCACAAGGTCATAAAAATCCATTTTGGTGGCGAATGTCTCATCATTAGATAATTTAATACAACAGTTACCATCATCATCTTTATAGAATGTAATGATGTGGTCTGGGTTGATTGCACGGGTGTATGAATTATCATACGACTTCAAAGTAATTAAATTTTTCATATAAATGTAATTTTAAAAATTAAGCGGTACAAAGATAGTAATAATATTCGAGAAGCAAGCAATTCTTTAGGTAATTTTAAAATTAAGCACTTTATTTTATCTGTGCTTGCTTCTCTCTTTAAATATAAAGTAATATGGATAAGAAGAAAGTTAAAGAACTGATAGAGAAAACTATCCGTTTTACAAAAGTTACAGATGATGACTACATACAAGGAAATGTAAAAAGCCACATCATAAACACATTGCAGGTAGCTTTGAAGGAACTCTCTAGGTCAGACTGGGTATCTGTTGAGGATGGGTTGCCTCCTTATAACGAGAATGTGGAAGTTTGTAGCAAAGTAAAACCTACGGAAGTATGGATTGATTCAAGAGACAAATACATTGATGTAGGCAATAGCTTTAGATACAACATGCTCTATGGTAATATTATCACTCATTGGAAACCTATTGAAATGTTGGAGGATTAGCCTATGATTATAGAAGATATAATCAACGAAAAGTGTGTAACCTTTATGACTGAAAAGCCTATGGATAATATCAAATCTGCTGAGTACTTCAAGGAAAATATCCTACCAAATGAAGTAGAGATTACACACGATGATGGTAACTATTTTGAGGTTTCCGTTAATGGTAAATCATATAGTTGTGATGTATATGGCAATGGTAATTTTTATCACTCTATTGCCGAGTTTAAACTATTGGAGGATTGATATGACAAAAGAAAAACTTTTAGAAAAGGCTAGAGAGTTCGAGAAAAAGAACAAAAGTTTCACTTGGAAGCCAATAGATTTCCCAGAGGATATGACAGAAGAAAACACTCTTGGTGAACTTGTATCAGAAGGAGATAATATGTATTATGCTTTGAAAGAAGCAGTCAAGTTAATAAGTGATTTAGCTGATGAGTTAGAATATAAAATAGAAGTGGAGGGTTAATTATGAACAGAAATCAAGCTAAAGAATTTTATCCTATTCTGCAAGCTTATGCTGAAGGAAGGGTAATTGAGTGTAGAACCAAACCAAGTGCCATAGAAGATGAGAATGTTACGAATGAATGGGCAGAAATAAAGGTTATAGAGTTTAATGACAATAAAGAGTATCGCATTAAGCCAAATCTAGAACCTGGGTCTGAGTACCGTCCATTCAAGGATGCTGAGGAGTGTTGGCTGGTGATGCAGAAACATCAGCCTTTCGGGTGGATGAAGTTTAAAGATACAAAATGTGGGTATTATATGCTTACAAATGTTGCGGCTGGCGTAGGAGTTGGCATTAATGATTCTCTATTCAGTTATGAGAGAATTTTTAATGATTACACCTTTGCTGACGGGCTTCCATTTGGTGTAAAAGTGGAGGAATAGATTATGATTCAAATACACAAACACGACAAGGGCGAATTGTATTCTATATACGGTTTCTTTATTGACCCCAATAAAGATGTGTGGGTTGACAAGAAACAACTTATGGAATTATACAATGAGATTAAGAAAATAAAAGTGGAGGAATAGTTATGTACAAAACAAAATTACATGCATCATTACTCTTCCTGATGCTAAAACTGGAAGAGGCAAATAGCAACCCGATGTCTGACAAGAACTTTGTTGCTGCATTGACGGAAGTGCTCAGATATTTCCGTGATAACGGAGAGTTGAAGAAAGCCTATGAAAGCCAAAAGGAATCATTGGCTGATATGGCAAATAGTTCATGGGTAAAAGCACTAAAGGAATATGTTTCCTCCAAAAACCAAGAAGACGGAGTTGATGCAAAGTTACCTGATATAGATGAACTTATTAAGAAACTAGCTTCTGATGAGTTCATCGAAAAGAAAATCAAGGATATTCTTGGAGATAACAATGTGGACGGAAAGGAGGAATAGCTTATGGCTGAATTGTTATTTGACATTTTTCTTTTTTCTGGTACGACTGCTATAGGGTTTATAATAGGATATTATTCACGAAAGTAAAATAGCTTATGAAAATAGAAATCAAAAGAGTAACGAACTGGCAGCGAGTTGTGGATGCTGCTCGGTTCACACAAGGCAAGGAACCGCTGGGACATGAGCCTAGCGATGAGTTCAAGAAACAGATGATTCTCAGCGAGCATTCACCGCTCAGAGAATTAGAGTTCGACATTAAGATGTATGGTATACCATACTGGGTGAGCAATCACTTTGTCCGTCATGTTCATGCTCAGCCATTCGTCTCCACATCACGACCAGATATTACTGGCTCCAAGTTGTCACGTCACGATATGCGTCAGGATGATTTGGTCAACTTGCAGTTATCTCTCAACGCTCAGGAAATCATCAACATTTCTAAGCTGAGACTCTGCAACAAGGCATCCAATGAGACAAGAGCGGTGTGGTACTTTGTTATTGATGAATTGGCACGTATCGAACCTTTGCTTGCATCCGCTTGTGTACCTCAATGCGTATACAGAGGGTTCTGCCCTGAGTCAAAATCATGTGGCAGAACTAAGTCAAACATATTTTCCGTTATAAGAAAATACTACAAAAGTCTAGAAACATATCAAAGCAACCAATGAAATATCCAAAATTTAACGTCAACGAATTTGTCGGTGGGCACTTCGAGTACACCACTCCCTGCCCATTCGGCATATACGGCAAGTACACCAACGAAATACTATATGTTGGTAGCCTTGCTTGCCAGCGATGCGAACACTTCCGAGGTATCAACAAAGAAGATGGTATCGTATCTTGTGGAATCGAATAGTTTTAAGAGTGCAGCCTATCTGCATTCTTCTTAATAATTAATCAAATTTTATATATGAATACAAAGAAAATCTCAATCATTCAGCGTATCAAGGAGAAGTTCCTTGGTAAGCAGTTCTTTATTGCAGTTATCGCTAACAAGGGAACTAGTTCCTACTTCGTCAACTCTACCATCTACCGCTCAGAGAAGGAGGTGAGGGCTTACAAGAAGTACATCACCACAGACGAGCGGATGAAACAGAGCTTCGATTTCGTAGGCTATTATGGTTTCCGTTCAAAGTTCGACTTCCGCATTCCTCTTAGCGGAAAGCCAGTATCAGTAGAAGAGGCAAAGAAACTGGCAGAGAAGTAGTATGGGAAAATTGATAGACCTTACTGGACAGCGTTTCGGCAGATTACTCGTCTGCCGAAAATCTGATAAAGAGAACCACCAGCATGGTGCGTTCTGGATATGCAAATGTGATTGTGGCAGGGGTTGTACGGTTCTAGGTGCTGCTCTTCGTGACGGACGAACCAAATCATGTGGCTGTTACCGCTCAGAGCGAGCATCTGCCATCATCACCAAGTATGGCAACCGCAATGGTAGACCCAAGCGGAAAGACAAAGTTAACGGATAATATCCATTTTATCACTTTTCATATTATATTTGCAGCATGAAATTCAAGTATTTAATAGATAAAGTCAATGGTTTCAGATACCGCAACGATTTTGTGGTACTGGACGGAAGAGCCAATTCTGTCACGCTCTCCAAGGGCATCTACGACCACATCATGCAGAAGGAGCGAACAGACAATTCCATCTTCGTGTTCAGACTATCTGACAGAGGTACATACGGATTCTGTATGCGTGAGGACTGGGAAGAACTTCGCAAAGCCAACACCGCCTTCGCTCAGCTTCAATTCAATCAGAAGTATAAGAAGGTAGGTTTCAGAAGTGACTACCCTTCCATCACCGCCATCCTTGATGAGTACAACCTTCCTCTCTACAGAATGGTTCGTCTTACTTGCATCCCACGCAAGTCAGCCAAAGGCGAACCTTATTACGAAATCATGCGACCAAACTTAAATTCGAGCACATGGCAACAAGACAAGAAGTAATACTCAAAGGGCTTACTCACTCTCCATCCGACTACGATTGTCAGGATGGGGAGTTGGCAACCTGCCTCAACCTCATCAACGAGGATGGGGCACTCCACCCTATTCACCAGCCAGTAGTAGCAGAACCGAACATCACGCTTGATGCAGGAGATACCATTGAACTGGTGCATAAGGTAACACATAATGAAACAATTCACTCCCACTACATCATCCGTAAATCAGATGATACTTGGTACTGGATGGAGAAAGGTGGAGACGGAACCAAGAACACCATCGACTTAAACGGATTCCACGTCAATGCCGTTACAGCAGTTGGCAATATCCTTTCATTTGTTTGCGATAGTAAGATATTATATTGCTATTGGGATAATGGGATTTATCGTGTTGTCGATTTTACGGAGGTAACTTACGATACAAAACTTACACGCACCTCATTTAAAATGAGCGTAGATAGTTGGGTTAAGGATAATACTATCACCGAACAAGGATATACTCTTCCTTTAGAGGATTTTGATTCTTATGGATTTCCTGAAGAACTAGGAGAAAATGTAACTACTAGGCTTTTCGCTAGTCAGGATGCCTATGTTAACAAATACATGGACTCTTATTCTTTTAAATACATACAATTTGCTATCCTTGCTATTCAACTATATGATGGCTCATACATACAAATTGGCAATCCATTTATACTTGCCCCAAAGGAAAGAATAGAAGATAGTATCGGATTCCGCTGGACTAGAGATGGAGGTGGAATGACAAGTGGAAATCTTAATCTTACTTATGAAGCTGATAATATATATGCAACCTATAAAGGTCAAGAAATAGATAACTACGAGCTTTCCGTAAACATTAAAGATATTGACAAATACAAGACTTTAATTAAAGGGGTTGACATGTTTATTTCTAATACCTTATTCCCTTATAATACGAATGGCAATATCATTGCTAAAGAAAATTATTTCTATTTCCGCAATGATAAAGGACGTATGAAAATATCAGATTATTCGTATATAAATGGTAAGTTTGTAATGGGTGTTAGAAACTATCATTACCAGCCATATACAGAAGAAGAGATTTACGAGAAAATCGACAATTTATCATTCTATAAGAGCACCAGTTTCTCTTTTGATGATGTTAAGGATGGTACTTCAAAAAAACTGAAAAGGGTTTTAGGAACAGAAGATAGTTTGCCTATCGCAGACCTTCAACGAGAATCGTATGGTGCAATGTGTGCTATAACATATAACAACAGATTGCATCTTGGAAATGTTATGTCTTCCATCACCACACGATGCAATAATGGTAATGGGTATTATTCTCCAGTTGCGCCAAACAAGAGCCTTGTGGAGGATAGTTATCAGTTCTTGTTTAGATACGAACCAAAGGGGCAGTTCAATGGAAACTACATAGATAACTTCGGTACAGACCAAGATGGTAGCAACTGCATAGATAAGATATGCCAAGTTGTTTCCAAAGTATATCTCAAAATAAACAACAAGGATGAAGTTTTTTCTTATTACGATGAACTTCATTACCCTCTACCACCTATTCTTTCTTTCCCTTCAAACAAGGCTAAAGTAATCGATTTACTTATCAGAATCCCAGAGAGAGGGTCTTTCTCTTGTTATAAAAAGTCATTCAGCTTATACGAGAGCGAGACATTTGGTTTTAACTATGCTGTAAATTATTCTAATAGAACATTCTGCCCTATCCAAGCTAACAATGTTACCATGAACTACGAGAGTTGGACGGTTACTATATCGCAAGACCCATCGTGGAAGAAAATTTCAGAAGAAGAGTTTAATCAAGAGAAAGCGAACATCAAAGAATCCACTATAAATGGCAGCAGAACACCATCATTAGTCAAGGTGAGTGAAGCTGAGAACCCTCTAGTCTTCCCTGCAAAGAATAGTGTTCAGGTTGGCTCATCCATCGTTAGTGCAATGGCAGCTAATACCCGACCTATCAGCGAAGGTCAGTTTGGTGATGCACCACTCTACGCTTTTACCGATGAAGGTGTTTGGGTATTAATGCTTGGCAGCGAAGGAACCTATATTGCCCGACAGCCAGCCAACAGAGATATTTGCTCCAACCCTAAGGGCATTTTGCAGATAGATGATGCCGTTCTGTACCCTACCGAGCGAGGAATTATGATGCAGAGAGGACGAGAATCTGAGAACATTACAGACGCACTAGATGATTATCCTTTCGATTTTCTATCCATTTATTCACATTCAACAAAGGATAAGACCTATCCGAATAAACTCCTTGCTCTAGGTAATATCCCTGAGTCAGATGTGAAGTATGTCCGTTTCCGTAAGTATCTCGAAGAAGCTGGCATGATTTATGACTATTACGATAGCCGTATCATCGTGTTCAATCCGAATTATACTTATGCTTACGTTTACTCTTTGAAAAGCAATATGTGGGGAACCATGCACAATGTCTTCAACAAGCGAGTAAACATATATCCTGAGTCATACGCTACAGACAAAGAAGGAAAAATACTTGATGTGTACGTGAAGGAGCCAACAGAGAATGTTCATTTCTTCCTTTGCAGTCGACCTTTAACACTTGGGCAAGATATTTACAAGACTTTGTTCGATTGCATCACAAGAGGATATTTCAGCAGCATTCAGGCAGGAAAATGTGGGACGGTTCTATTCGGAAGTAATGATTTGGTTAATTGGTATTACGTTGGTTCTTCTGTTAATATGTATCTCAGAAACCTTGTTGGTTCTCCATACAAATATTTCAGGCTTGCACTTATGGGCAGACTTGACCCAAAAGAATCTATCAGCGCATTATCTATAGATTTCCAATCAAGATTACAAAATAAACTCAGATAATTATGGCAGAATATACATTATCAGATTTTAATCAGTATTTAGCGAGAAAAGGGGCATCTGTAGGCTACATGGATGGCAACAATAAAATTCATATAGCCACAGAAGTAGACTTTTATATAAAAAGAACGTCAAATTTCATCGGACTTGTTAAATTTGTCAATGAGGTTTATGAATTTCTTTTTGATGGAAGTTTCTATATAGGAGAAACAAAGCAATATCTTAAAATTGTCTCTTCCACCATCACAAAGACAACTGGCACGAAACTCGTCAGAGAAACATCATCCGATGGAACATCAAATGCTCGCCCATTCCCTAGATACGGAATAGCTACCGCATCAGAGACAGGTGGAACAGAGGAAAGCGGCAAAGAAGAGGAAATCTTCTCAATCTCTACCCTACAGCCTAGAGAAGAAGTAGCCGCAAGTTGCTTGCAGGCTATGCTACAGAAGTATGAGAATCCGCTCAATATAGACAACACCAAGATTAAGCAACTTGTAAGCAAGTCATTCTTGTTTGCTCAGGAGTTCATCAATCAGGCAGTTCTGTATCGTGAGAAGGAGACAACATCGGCAACCGTTGAGAACAACAAGTACGCATCAGTTGATTCTGATTCTCTCAGCAGCGACACCGATAAACTGCTCTACAACATAGCTACAGCTATCAACAACTTTATCGCTCAGGATAAGAACCAGTATGCCGACCAGCAGAAGAACGGATTGAAGCTGGCTGCTACAGACGTAAATGTCAAGACCTTACCTGAGAGTATCAATATTAATGCTGCTGTTACTGGTTCGGTAACTACCAAGCAGGAGTCCACGTCTAGTGGAACATAAACTTAGATAAATATTTCGTTTGTCATTTAATACAATAAAGGGAAGCAGTCCGTGATGGATAGCTTCCCTTGCTTTATCTTAGCCTTAAACGACTAATCATTTAAAATGGATGCAAAGCGATTCTTGCTCTAACAGCCGAGCGGTTGCTGGCATCCTTAATCTTCTTTTTCTTATCCTCAGCCAGTGCCCAGAATCTATCAGCACCATCAGGATAAACAATCATCAACCATTCGTAAAGGCATTGGTTCACGATGTAGTCATGCAAGTAGACGGTCATGGTATGTACACTTGTTTTCGAGAAACCTTGCGGCATCCTCATCGCCAAGTAATAGGCATCCTCCTCGTTGGTAGGCGAACCTATACACTCTTCCCACTCGTTGGAATCAAAGCCACCACCAAGCATTTCCACCTTGGTGAAACGGAAAAGCATTTCTCTGCAATCCTCTACTGCTGAGTCTAGAATCCTTGCTAACTTATCTCTGTTTCCTTCCTCTGACACATCAAACACATTATTTAATTGTTTGGCATCTATACCTTTCTGCTTGGAATAAGAGTCAGCAAAAGAAAAAGCAGTATTCTTGATGTCATATACCAACTCATTCTTTTCCAACTCTATCATCACTTTATATCCTTTATTACAATACCTCATATCCTATCCTCCTATCTTGTTGGTCTTTTACGTGTATAAATGATTGCGTCAATTTTTAGCAGTAAAACGTTTGCCTTAGAGAGATAATCTTCTACCTTATCCTTATAGACTACTGAGCACCATTCTGCTACTATTTTGTTGACAACATAACTAAAAACCGTTGATTCTAAGGTCTTAAATAAACTCTCATTAAAAAGGGTGCTTACTCTCAGACCAAATACCTCGTTGCTGCCTGATTCACACTTCTGCCATCCAAGAATACTCTCCAAGGCTACGGAAACATCATCAATGGAATCTTCCCAAAAGCCTTCCAGCATTTCTCTATCAGCTTCCGTCACAAACACTTGGTCATACAGACTTTTTCCGTTTTTATCCAAGTTCTTTCCTCCTATGTAGGCAGTAGTCTTTGCCACCTCCTCATAGATGTCACTTTTCGTGATTGTCAATGTGAAATTTTCCATTCTTTATCTTTTTATAGAGTTTATAACCTAAAACGACTAGCAAGACGCAGAGTGCGCCAAATGACCAGATAGCGTATTTCAACTGAAACTGCTCCCACTTGGATAACTCCTTCTCTACTGGATAGGGTACTGGGATGGAATCTCTTTTCAGGAAGGAATCCACCTTCACCTTATACACATTCTTATAGATGGTCTTCTCATGCCATCGGTCAAGAAAGCAAGTATCTCCCTTCTGTCTGAGGAAGATTGAATCACGCACGAAAACGCTGTCAGAAGTATGCAGCGTATCGTGTTTTACTACGTCCCGACATATAACTTTTTCCATCGGGACGTATTTTGTCTTGCATCCCGACAGAAAAAAAGCCACCAGCAAGATGCCTATCACGTAGAGTGCTACTTGCCAGAAATCAGTATCGTACCATTTTACTTTCATAGGCTAAACATTAAAGACCTTCTTTGCTCTTGTAAGGAACTTTCGTCTTGATTCCAAGCCGTTGGTTCCACCATTGATTGTCTTGGTAATAGCCACGAAACTATCACTATCAGCCAGCTTGTTCAGGTCATGTTTCCACCACCACCACATAGCACTCTTCGTTGCTCCTAGCGGAAGCTCCAGCAACTGAGGGTTCTCCATGATGTCACCAGTACAATATTTGCTGTTCTGATAAGCCTGATAGTTGGCTCTGCCAGTAATCTGAATCAAGCCCCTGCCACGATACTTGTAGCCATCGCCATCTTTCAGGTTGCCGAGCATGTTCTTCAACTTGCCCACATCATACTTATGGAAGTAGTTTCTGTTGCCGAGTTCCTTGGTATATCTCAGTTCGCCACTCTCATGTGCAATCTGAGCCAAGAAATGAGCCATACGCTTAGGAGTATCAATATGGAACACCTCAGCATAGCCATTGATATAAGGAAGAAAGGCATCCACCTTATCCTTCGCATTCGGCATAATCGCCAAAATCTGTTCTCTTGTTACCTTCATACTACTTGCCCTCCTTCACTTGTTTCAGCATACTTGCGAGTTCGTCCTTCATCTTGCTCTCAAAGTTGCCTAGTTTTGTCTTGAAATAAACGTTTACCCCGAATATTGCTCCAGAGTAAACCAATGTCTGACTGACATACCACAGCACACCATCAGACACCACATAATTGTTGAGAAAGAATGATTGGAAGGTGAGTACAACACCACTCACTAGCATTCCTATAGCTGCACCATATTGCAATCCTTCACGTACATTTGGAGTCATATCTTATATTTATATATTATTAATAATATGCAAAGATAAGAAATGATTCCCAATTAGTTACTTTATCCGTTTATTGTGTGCCATATTTTGCTGGTAGGATGCAAGCAGTCAGGGTCTTGCAGATACTCGATAGCCATCAAAACCACCATTTCCTTCAACTCATCAGCATCTTTGCTATATCGCTCCAGCATCACATGATGGTCACTTCTCATCAGATTCATAGTCACAGCCAAATCATGGATGGTGTAATCAGATATATCATCCTTATGCTTGTAAAAGGCTTCTCTTATCTCATCATCCGAGAAGAAGGGAGCCGTATGCTTGGTTCCGTCCGCATCCTCATACCACATCTTGCTGATAGCATCATCGGCAAAGTGCTTGTCAAAATGCTCTTCGCTCAACACACCATACACCATCGCACAAAGATGATGTACTTCATCATCACTCAACTTGAAAGAGAGACACTTGCCGATAGCCTTAGCTATAGCCAACATCTGTTCAGGAGCCATTTCCTGCTGATACTTTTCTACAAACTCTACGAAATTCATACCTATATAATTTAAAAGTTTATGATGCTGCAAAGATAGGCAAATCTTAAACGCAGCACCATAAACTCGCAGATATTCCTGTATCTATCTGAATGTCAGACAAATGCAGTTACGATAAAAAACACCTCCTTTCTTTATTCGTCCTTAAATTTGGTTCTCTTCTCTCCACCCCTCGTCCAGATGTCGTTTTTCTTGCGTTTCGCCACCTTTCCGATAACGTCATTCTCGTAAAGTTCGGGCTTATTCTCCCTACCTTGGGTCTCTGAAGCAACACCACCATTCGGGTTGCCACCTTGGCTGGCATCAGGTTTCCCATTGCCATACCATTCCTTGTCACTTGGTTTGTCTGCAATCATAACTATAAACTATTAACTATAAACTATAAACTAAGCAGCAAGCGGTGGGTTCTGTCCATCAGGACTCACCCCCTGACCGCTCATCATCTGCTGCAACATAGCCTGAGCTTTCGGATTTCTCTGTGATGCCTGAGCAACTTGGGCTTGAAGCTGAGGAGAGAATCCTTGTGGAGTCTCACCATTTTGAATGGCTTGCTGGTTGGATGCAACCGATTGCAGCAACTCCTCGCCAAATGGGAAGTCACCAACTTGCAGCAACTGCTCCAGCGTGATAGCCTGATTCTTCCACAAGGTCATAAGGAACTCATTCGCCATCTGTCTGTATACTGGAGTAGCCGTACTTTCCGTGATGTTGATGTCAAACTCAACGTCTCGTATCTTCTTAGGGTCATAGTGTACAATCTGTCCTGCCCTACCCACAATATTGAAGTTGCGAGCCACATCGTAGTACTGCTGCATGTTCTTGACGGTCTTGTATGCTCCATCAATGATGAACTGGCTGAAAGTCTCCAAAATATCAAGCAGCGACATGGTAGCATTCTGTGTCTGCTGGGCATAAAGAGAACCGCTCGTACCTGATACTCCTGGTTTACCTTGCAGCGCACCATTCACTCCCGAAATATCCTCGAAGAACTTCAACTGATAGCTGAGCAAATCACCGATTCCGATATTCGTAGAGTTGTTGGCTACTTGCTGAGGAACCTGACCGCTCTTGTTTGGCTTGTATCTCACCACACCATTGAACCTACTCCACTCATCACAGAAATCATCCCAACTCATATCATCAGGCAGACAATCCTCAGGGCAGAGCAACACACCCTTGGCACTCGCACGCATGATAAAGTCATACATCGTGATAAGTCGGTTCACGTATCTCTGCTGGTCAATCACATCTTCCACGAAGCTGTGAATCTCGCCATCAATAAACGGATAGAACTTAAAGCAGTACGGATGCTCACCATGAGCATAAGGGGTCTCGCCTTCTCTCAGAATATCACCAAAAGGAGAAAGATAGTAGAAATGCCAGTAATCATCCATAAACCACTCAGCATCAATCAGAGGAATATCCTCTTCCAGCATGCCAGCAGCCATTCCTCGCCTGATTCTGTCTTTGTTCTCTGCATCTACAATATCAGCCTTATCCTCAATATCAATCTTGAAATCATCGCCATTGTTGTAGTCGTGGCATCGGTACCTTGGCTTACTCTCCTTTCTCCAAACCTCAATCACTCGGCAGAGCGAATGGTTGGCAGGATTCATAAAGTCGATGGTCTTAGGGTCGAACTCACCGAATCGCTGGGTGCAGTCTGCAATCACGAAATCTCGGTTAGCCGCCAACCGGTATATCTCCTTCAACTTCCGAGCCTCAGCAGGAGACTTGGCAAACTCTCTCAGCACGTTGCCGATGGTAATGTCATGCACCTCGCCCAAACAACTCACGTCCCAACCACGGAAATCCCTCATATTGTTGTCTATGAAGAAATTGTTCGGGTTCACGTAGTCCGTCCAGCAATCCAACCTACCTCTTCGCCATCCATACTTTTTCTTATAGATAGCAGCACCGCTTATCAGGAACTCTTCCATGGTTCGGGCATCCAGTTCTGTCTCTCGATTCAGTTGTCGGTTACATTGCAGCACCACACTCATGGTCTCACCATATCGTTTCTCATCCTTATCTCGGGCATTGCAGGTAGGTTCCTTGCTCTGAGAGCGATATACACCCAGTACATTCTTCACCAATCTACGGATAAGGTTGTTCTTCAATGGTTCGCTACCCTGCTCACGGATATAGTCTTCCTCCCTGATACGCTTTTTAAAGCCGCACTTGCTTTTGAACTCAATGGTATCGCCCCACTGGTCTCCATAGCAGTATCGCTTGTTTCTCAGCCTTCGCTTTCGGAAGTTATCCATGTTGTTATAGTATCGTTGAGCCTCCAGCAAGATAGAGAAGGCACGCTCGTAAGGCTTGTCAAATCGGTTCTTGGATGCCTTCACGCTATCCAGTTCTTCCTTGTCAAGTACCCTACTCAACGATAGCAGTTTGGTTTCTTCTTTCTTCTTTGCCATAATTTATGATGTTGTAGGTTCAACAATATGTGCCAACTTTCTCGCTACACCGAGGAATCCGCTTGCAGTATCTGTATCGCCAAGACTGATGCAAGTGAGATAGCCAGCCATGTAAAGAATAGAATCTTTCAGGACGGAAGGCAGACTGATTTTCTGTTCGGTAGTGATAGATGGAACCTGAACGTAGATGAATACCAATGTAGCATCCTGCTTTTTACTAGTATATAGTTCGATACTCTTGCCGTTAGCCGTATGGACGATAGCCGCAACTGGTCGCTCAGGATTTCCCCTCACACCATATTTGCAGTTCTGATACTTGTAGGCATCATCACTCTCTGAAATGATTTCGGCAGGACGGTTCCAGTCATCTGCCTTCACAGAAAGGATTCTCAGCATATCGGTAGGCAATACCATATTACCCACGTAATAACCATTGCTATCCGTCCACGTTACTGCATTCGTACACGAAGTACCTTCCACCATATACTCAGGAGCATCCGAAAGAATGATTCTTGCTGCATCTACGATTTTACTCTCAATAAGTTCTGCTTGCGAGAGTGTATCAGAATCGCTAGGAGCCAGCAAGCCAGCAGACTCTTGGTTTCTATCCAAGAGCACCTTCACCTCTTTCACTAAATCAGATACAGCATATTCTACCATTACTCCAAACCTTCTAGTTCAACACCCTTTTCTTTAGCAATCGCCAAGATGTCTTCCTTGGTCTTCATCTTGGAACGGCTCACACCATAGGTCTCAGCCAGATAGTCCTTGGCATCCTCAACATCTGTCACTACGTGGGTCTTCTTCTCGTCAGCCACTTTCTTCTTTGCCTTGGCAGCAGCCTTCTTCTTGGCTTCAGCAGCTTCCTTCTTCTCGTCAACACTCTCCACCAAGAAGAACTTGTCGTTGAACCAATAATGAGACTCGATAGCCTTCTGTACCTTAGGGTCTCTTGTCATATAGATACTACAACCCACAGACTTACCCTCAAAAACAATTCGCATTCGCTCATTACCAACCATAACGCTGAATGCCAAATCAGTACCTGCTTGATATTTATTAAACATGATTATACCTTATTATATATGTGTTACTAAAAAAGGGATGGGGCTAGTGCCCACACCCCTCACTATTTGATGAATAAATTTGCAATTCTACTTGCTGTTAGGCAGTAGCCTTGGTTTCCTATGTATCAGAAGTGCCATCTGTTGCAGGAACCGCAGCAAGGCGCATACGAGCATGAGCCTTAGGGTACTTCAAGTACAGACAAGCAACCTCCTGAATAACTACTGCATCGGTGTTACGGATGCCAGCCGCCTTCAAGTCGAGAACGTTTCGTGTCCAAGACAAGTGTACTCGCTTAACCAAGAACTCAGGGTCAAGGGCAAAGCCGCAGTCGCTCATACCGAAGAGGTCGAACAACTCTGAGTGAATCATCAGCACCTCACCGAAGTCGGTCTCCCAACTCTTGAACTTCAATTTCCAAATATCAACGGTGTCCTTCAAACGGAACTTGTCGGAATCAATCTTACTGAATGCACTCACAAAGTCAGAACCAGCGATAATTACCTTGCGCTTGTTGCCGATACCAGTACCCACAAACAAATCCTTGGAAATGTCAACCAACTCCAAGTCGGTAATCACTCGCTCATTCTTGTTATAGCCCTTCTTAATATCGTCAGCAGTAGCAACATGACCTACCTCAATATCCTTACCAGCCATCCACCAGATACCCTTGGTAAACCACTGGGCAGAACCATCCTTGATTTCGTGCTTGATGCAAGCCATGTCACCGAAGAGATAAGTACCCTCCATAGCAAGACGCATATCATAGATGCTATCCTCCTCAATGTCTGAGAAATCCCAATCCACTCGCTTAGCAGCAATCTTATCGAAGGTGGTCTGCTCGACCTGAATCATGAAGTTCTGACAATACTGAACCTCATTAGAAGGAAGGTTGTTGAAACGACCCGTCTGAACGTCCATTTCGCCACAACTCTTTGCCATACGGATAAGTTTCTGCCCCTTCTGCAAGGCTGGAATACCGATAGCCTGCTTATTGACCAACTTACCATTTACAGCATACACAATCGGATAACCTTCTGTGTCCTTACCGCAAACGCAGAGTTCCAAATCAGGAGTAGGAGCATCAGTAATGGTAGAATATGCAATACCCTTATAGTTGGTAATCGCCTTTACACCTACCACTCGGATGGTATCATCCAGCGTAAACATGGTAGGGTCTTCTACCTTCAATACCATAGATGTACCAGTACTCTCCTCTGTTGCTTCCTTCACGGTAGTCTTGATAGGGCGTGTACCGATACTCCAATACTCAACTACAAACGAGTTGGCAGACTTGGTTGTCGCATAGCGTGAAATCTGGTCAACTGGAGTAGCCATCGGGCGAATCTTGGTAATCTTCTCATCAATGTCGTTCAGGTAATACTCCGTGCCATTCTCGTTAAAATGCTCACGTCCCTGAGTCTCGCTCTTGATACCTTCACTCTGTCGAGCAGCACCGCCATTGCCAGCCTCACCAGCAGCAGGAGCACCACCAGCCTCAGCAGCAGAACCACTATCGGTGCTACCGCCATCAGGCAGATTTGCCGCCTCAGCCATAATAACCTGACCATTCACTCCAAAAATAACTGCCATTACCATAATAAAGATGGAAAACAGCCGATTAAATGTACTTTTCTTCATTGTTATTCTGAATATTAATTAAACATTATATATTATCTTTTCACCTTATCGAATGTGTGTTCTCTTCTCGTTACCACGCTCCCAGACGTTACCCCTTCGTGATACCCTTCCCACAGCACCAAGGTCAGGCTGGTTATCTGTCTGCTTAGTCTCTGCATTTGCAGAATCAAGGTCGGCAGTACCATCGCCCTTCTTTCTCAGTTCAAGGTTCTTGACGTGCTTGCTGTTCTTGCCTCGAACCTCACCTTCATGGGCTGCATCAGCCACATCGGTATCATGGTTCTTAGCCTTGATGAAAGCAGTAATCATTTCCTCAGTAAACTTGCCAGTCACCACATTACGCATCGTCTGAAAGCATTGGTCGATGGCATCATTCACAGCTTCCTCACCATACTTCTCCTCCAACTTGTCGAACACCTCATAACTGGATGGCATATTCTTGTCATACTCCTCCTGCAATTTCTTGCCGTTGGCAGCATTCTGCAAGAACTCCGACTGAGCCGATGCAATCTCATCCGCATTATCAGGGTCTGAATAGTAGTCAATGGCATCCTCGCCATGTGTACGAATCAACTCAGCGTAAGGACTCTTGCCAGCCTTCATCGCTTGAAGGAAAGTAGCCGCCTCAGGGTCACTACCCAGCCAATCGCCCATCGCCTTCTCGTTATCCTTGTAACCCTGCAAAGCCTTCTGGTCGGCATCATAATCATCATTGATGGCTCCATACATAGCTTCATCATCCGCATACTCCGTATCAGGGTGGCGGGTCTTCAAACGCTCCAAAGCCAAGTCTCTCTTGGTCTTGGTATCTTGCTGTTTTGCAGCACCAGCATTCTGCTCAATATTTGTATTTTCGTCCATATATATATGTGTATATTTATAAATCAATGCCCAAAATTAATGCTTTTTTCCGATTTTCATCTTTTATCCGTTAATTTAGTCTAATCGGATGCGACTAATTCAATACTTTTTTGTATATTTGCAGTGTCAGATATGAAATATAAGGATTCACGATGCTATTATATACAGGAACGTGATGCTGATTTATTGAGGGCTTACAAAGAAATTATTAATGTAAGAGACAATATCAGACTCTCAGAGATTGAGGAAAAGCTAGCCCAATCTCCGAGCAGAAGATTTTGGGTTTCAGAAGACCGTGCTTATATAGTCATATTAGACTTACTGAAAGGAAAACCTCTTGATAATATGATTCCTACCCGAAAGGAAATGTATCAGGAGATTTTCAGACGATTCCAGATTCATAAGAGTAATGAGCCATATCTGAGTAATATGGATATTATCAAACGTGTATGTGCTGAAAAAGCACCCAGTTTCTATTTGACTCCTCAAAGCATACACGTAATTCTTAGCAGGGTGAGAAAGGAGGAGAAGCAAAGATGCTACGAGATACGAAAGAGAAGATTGCGCTTTATGCTGGGTACATTATAATAATGTGTATCACTTTTCTTGGATATGATGGCATGGGTCTCTTTGACGATTGTTCTATTCAGAACCGATTAAGCTACCCTTTCTTTCATCAGAACATCTTTCATGCTGCCATCAACCTTTATGTCTTCCATCAATGCTACCGAGCCATCCCTTGCGGCATAGGTCACTTGGTGGCATTCTATCTCATAGCCATCAGCTATCCTTTTGCATCATCCGTACCAATCATCGGTCTCAGTGGATTTATCTATGCTTACATGGGCTTTATCGCCCCCTACGTGGAGAATAAGGTAAGATACAATCTCACCATTCTCCTATATATCTGTGTTGGAATCTTCTTCCCTTGCATGGCAGTTGGAGTCCACATCTATTGCTATGTACTTGGTCTGTTGTGGGGTTATTTAAATGCACCGCTATGCCAAGACAAGTAACCGCCACACAAGCCAAACTGACAGATGCACTCGACAAACACGTATTGGGCATCCTGAAAGAGAACGAGAAACGAATCAAGGAAATCAACACACCATTCAATCCAATCAAGGGTGAAGGTTGTGGAGACAAGCGATTCCTGCTCTTCCTTCCTGACTTCCCGATTCAGAGACAGCAGCTTCCAGTTTCCATGAAAAAGATTCCGCTCGTCAAGATGCTCATTGAGTTTGGTAGCTGCAAGGCGGTAATCGAGGAACTGCACAAGGATATAGAAGAGCCGTACAACCTAGAAGAGGAAATAGAACAACTGGTAGAGCAGTTCACTCGCATCAGGATGAAACACGACCCTTTCTTCTTCTTTGCCACATTCATCTATATCAAACCGAAAGGTGGAGGTCTCCCCTTCCGTTTTGTGCTCAGAAGACCGCAGCGAAGACTGCTCAGGTGGCTGGAGGAGCGAAGAAAGAAGAATCGCCCTATCCGACTCATCCTGCTGAAAGCCCGACAATGGGGAGGTTCTACGGTTATTCAGATGTACTTCCTCTGGCTGCAACTCATGTGGCAGAAGGGTCTCAACTCGCTCATCGTGGCTCAGGTCAAGGACACAGCAGAAACCATTCGAGGTATGTTCGAGGAAGCTCTGAAAAACTTCCCGACCAAGTTCCTCTACGAAATGGGAGAAGCTTTCTCTGAGAACGAGCCGAAGTTTGTTGGAGTGGGAACATCAGGTAATGTAAAGAAGGTTCCTCAGCGATTCTGCAAGATTAAGGTGGGTTCCATGGAACGACCACTATCTGCCAATGGTGAAGACTACAACTTGGTTCACCTTTCTGAGGTGGGATTGTGGAAGAAGACGGATGGTAAATCTCCTGAGGAGGTAGTGCAGAATGCTACCAATGGTATCTTGTACCGACCATACACGATGATTGCCTACGAATCCACAGCCAATGGTACTGGCAACTTCTTCCACAAGGAATGGCTTGCCGCCAAAAAGGGACAATCTCAGTTTGAGCCGTTCTTTGTTCCTTGGTACGAGATATACGATATGTATCATCTTGAATTTGAAAGCAAGAAACAGAAGATAGAGTTTGCAAAATGGCTATACGAGAACCGCAACAATACCAACACGATGTCCGACCGAGAGGAGCCATGTACCTATCTTTGGAAGTTATGGACACTGGGTGCTCCACTCGAAGCCATCAACTGGTATATTGCCGAGCGTAGGAAATTCACCGACCATGCCGATATGGCTGCTGGCTACCCTACCGATGATATTGAAGCATTCAAGCATTCAGGAGCCAAGGTCTTTGCCGAAGACAAGGTTGACAAGTTCCGCAAAGGATGCCGAGCACCTAAGTTCATCGGTGATGTTTATGGTGATGGTTACAAGGGCAAGAAGTGTATGCAGAATGTCCGATTCTGTGAAGACAAGCAGGGGCAGTTTTGGATATGGAGCAAGCCTGAGACCTTTGATGATTGCAAGGTGATAAACCGCTATCTGGTCGTAGTGGATATTGGTGGACGTAGCAAGAATGCCGACTGGTCTGTTATCTGTGTCTTCGACCGCTATTGGATGATGGAAGGCGGCAAGCCGTATGTGGTAGCCCAATGGTATGGGCATATTGATATGGACTTGTTGGCATGGAAGGCGGCTCAGATAGCCAAATACTACAACGATGCTTTGTTGGTGATTGAATCCAACACCTTGGAGACGAAAGACAAGGAGCACATCTTGGAAGGTGGTGACCAGTCTGAGTTCATCCTGAACCAAATCAAGGACGTATACGACAACCTCTATGCACGCAAGCAGAGTGAATCAGACATTAAGAATAAGGTTCCAGTGAAGTACGGATTCCATACCAATGTAGCAACCAAGCCAATGGTTATCTCAGTATTGGTTCAGACTATCCGTGAACAACTCTATGTAGAGCGAGACGATAGATGCTTAGATGAATATCTCACCTACGAGAAGAACGGAACCGTATACGAGGCAGCAGACGGAAAGCACGATGATTTGCTCATGACCAGAGCCATCGGTCTCCACATCTGTTTCAATGAAATGGAAATGCCAAAGATGATACAGAATCAGGCAAGAGTAATGAGAAGAAAGGTTTCTGTTTCGGCAGCAACCATCATATAGTTTCAAACATTAATAATTACGATTATGAAAGTAACAAAGATTTTCAAGCGCATCAAGTGCGAAATCATGTACCGCCAAGCTACTGCTAAGGCAGACTACGCATCAAAGAAGAACCATGGTGAAATCTTCTATGTCCTTCCTACGCAGAAGGGCAACCTCATGATTATGAATCGCTCACTCTTCGAGGCATTCAAGAAAACAAAACTGGTAGACAGCGACATGAAGGTCAGAGACCTCTTCAAGGATTGTGTCTATCATACCAACTGCAAGAGTGAGAAGGGAAAGCGCAGCCGCAAGCGCAAATTTCTCAGATGGAAGGGCTTAATCTAAAATTTTTCTGCCCTAAATAAACGGATAAAAGATAGGTGGAGAAAATTCTACCTATCTTTGTCTATTATTAATAATGTATACGTATATGGATATTTATAAGATTGTTAAAGGCAACAGCTTCGACCTTTTCATCAAGCTACAGAAAGCATACATCAGCAAGAATAAGCAGATGTTGGAAGATATTGACGTAGCAGCCATCAGTAATCTAGAAGTACATCTTACTGATGCCTTTGGAGAGTGTGTAGCAAAAATGCCTTTTGTTCAGAGCGGAACAAATAATAGTGAAGTAGAACCGAGTGATATATGTGTCAAGTTCCCACCATTTCTAGAGGAAGGACTATATGGCATTACCATTCTAGGCAAATACAATGGAAACGACATCTGTAGCATCGAGCACCGCCTTTTCCGTATCGTGGAGCGAAATGGCAAGTCTCATATTCCTCTCGGCATCGTAGAAGGTGAAATGGGAGGTATGTACAATACGAAGTACTGGATAGAACTGAACAATCAGAATGATGCTGATGTGGACGATACAAATGTATATCTGGAATCTTCTCCTTCTGTTATAGCTTATGATGGAACAGAACACACCATCAAACTCTCATGGCAATTCAGGAAGAATGGTATTGATACTACTCCCGACAATATTAAGATTATTGACGGAAGTAATGTCATTGAGCCTAAGACAACAGATACGTCAGTCAATGTTTCACGTTCACAAGTAGGTTCATACGCTTTCCATATCATAGTCACGATGAACGGAAAAATATATAAAGCAACTGCTTTTGTTACAATCGGTGCAAAGACTATGTATGGTGCATCATCTTTATCAGATGCAAACGAACTAGACCTATCTGTACTAAACGGAAGTAATACTTCTTTGGTCAATCAGACGATAACGGTTACTACAACAGATGAAAACGATGTAGTTTGGTTTATTTCAGACACTCCATTACAATTCATTCAGGGAAACGTCGAAGCCGATTTCCACGAAACGATTATTGGTGCATTATATTATTATAATTCAGACCCACTTATTGCTGGTGACAATACTTATACAATAAAAGCAAAATAAATATGGTAAAATTAGGTAGCACGCTAGAATCTTCAAGAAAAGACAAAAGGTTAGCAAATTCAGATAATATATATGACAAGAAACTAGGCAAGCTGCAGGAGAAAATCAACCAAGAGGTTTCTTCTCTATCTCCCGTTGACGAAGAAGACCTTACTAGGTCATACAATGATAACGGACGTTCTGTAACCAAATTTGCCGACCGTTCATATTCACCTCAGAATTTCAGTGGCAAGGGCTACAAGATTCTACGTAAGAACATCAAGCCAGTCACTCTTGCCGTAACAAAAATAGTAGTATCATCTGTCCCAACATCAGATGGCTATCTGGCATTCATCATCAATGGTGTAGAAAGCCATGTAGATGTTGTTGCATCATCTGATACGACAACAGATAAAGTTGCAGAAAAGATAGCCGCAAAACTTTCAGCTACTATGACTGAGTATGAAGTTTCAAAAGATACTTCAACGATTACTCTTACTCGCAAGTTTGGTGGCAAAGTCTCCACGCCATCATCTTTTAGTGCAGTTGGAACAGGAGCATCATGTATTATCACCGATAGTAACAAAATTGAACTCCGCAATATCCTAACGCCAATTATGATGAATCAGCCTAACACTATATATGAGATTAGGTATGATTTCGACTTGAATGGTGAGACCATTGATGTGCAGGAGGGATGTACTTTAAAGTTTAATGGCGGTAAATTAAGAAATACATCATTGATACTACATTCAAATGTAAGCATAATAGGTGATGATAAAAGTGTAATAGAAATTAATCCAAATAAAAGTGCTTTATTTTGTGAAAATGCAGAAAATATAGAAATTAGTAGATTAAAATTTGATTTCACTAAAAATCAGCACAAGTCTTTTGACTTCTCAGGTATTGTTTTTAAAAATTGTTCTGAAATATTTTTCCATAACAATTATCTTATAGGAGAAGAAAAAGGAAAAAGTGGTTTTAATGGACTATATATGTTTGTCTGTAAAAACATATTAATTAAAAATAATATATTTAAGTATTTCTTTCAAGAAAGATTTTGGACTTCAAATCAAGCAAATACAGCATGGGCAACATATTTTGTGAGTATAGAAGATGCTATTATATCTGGTAATATAATAGAAAAAAGCTATTCTGGTATAAAGTTGACTGGGTTTATAAAAAATGTTTTGATAGAGAATAACAACGTTTATAATAGTATTACAGATGGTTGTGATTTTGCTGGCATAAGTATAGATGGTTTATCTATTAATAATAATAATTTTTATGGATGCCATGATTGTGGAGTTGAATGCAAAATACTAAAATACAATAGTATGCACTATGGTGAATTTGAAAAATACTATGGTTATTCAGAAGAAGTTCCTAGAACTTTCAAAAATATATCTATATTTGGAAATACCATATATAGTCATACAGGAATTAGATTATTCAATTTCTACTCTACATATAAAAACATAAAAGAAGAATACCAATTTTTATCGTATGATGGAAATATCACTAATAATAGAATAGAATCAAACGTTATTAGTTCTTCTGTAGATGATTTTTCTGATAACAAAAATTCTAAATGCGGAATACAAATATCTTGTTGTTCTACAGAATATGATAAATTTATCATTAAAGATAATAACTTACAAAATCATAAGTTTGGCATATATTTAGTAAATTCTAGTAATTTACATATAGCACAAAATAATGTTTATGCTATAACTTGCAGTTATTATAGCCGTTTGGAACCAGACGAAGAATTATCTTGTGAAAGAATTGAAAATATAACATTATTTGGTAATTTTCTAAATGCAAAATATACTAATGATATATCTTTAAAAGAATACGAACATAATTTTATTATTCAGAAAAATATAGTTCGTGATGATACTATCGTTTTACCTAATATAACTGATAGTAATGGTGATTCTGAAATAAAAGATAATATAATTACTTCTCTTTTTACAAATCTCAAAATTTTAAATGGAGAGTATGATTATTTTAAAACTTTAGGAGTTTCTTCTGAAAGAAAAAGTCCAAAAAATATAAATGCTTATTTTTTTAATATTGAAAGAAATGAAAATGAAAAATGTGTATCTTTAGGTGAACCTTTTGTTATTCAATACAGAATAACAAAAATACCAACAGCAAAAGGAAATTTGAATTTAAAATTTGTTACAGACACAGCATTTGCAGGAAGTGTAAGTATTACTATACCTATAAATTATATTCCTGAAAACGTAGTAGATTTTTGCAAACAAATTGTTGCTAATTTTCCTACACAAGAACTATTCTATGTTAGAATTGCTAAAAATAATATATTACAAATAGTAAGTAAAATTAATTATACATATAGTACACCTCCAGCTCCTACGTATGAAACAGAAACTGGAGCTGAATTTTTATCTTCTTACATTAATGGTTCTGCTGATATATGGGAAGTAACTACACCTCATATAGGAAGTCAAGAGCAAAGACCTACTAATGTAGAAATAGGATTCATATATAACGACACAACTTTAAATAAGCTTATTCTTTGGAATGGTACTGCTTGGGTGAATATGGATGGAAGTTCCTTGACCCTCAAAAAAAGCGGAACTACATCAGAAAGACCTACTAATGTAGAAATAGGATTCATATATAACGACACAACTTTAAATAAGCTTATTCTTTGGAATGGTACTGCTTGGGTGAATATGGATGGAAGTTCCTTGACCCTCAAAAAAAGCGGAACTACATCAGAAAGACCTACTAATGTAGAAATAGGATTCATATATAACGACACAACTTTAAATAAGCTTATTCTTTGGAATGGTACTGCTTGGGTGAATATGGATGGCTCTCAACTATCTTAAAGTTAGTATGAAAAATTGAATATAAATGGTGAGTCGAAAGATTCACCATTTTCTTATGCTGCAAGTAGAAACAACAACATTAATCATACACCTTAAAAAACTTCTCGCACAAACTACCCATCATATAACATGGTTCCTCGCTCAGCATATCTATTCCATCCTGCTCACAGATATGCGCTACCACATGAAGAAGCTCATGACCTATTGTATTGATAATGCTGCCATCAGATTCACATTTACCGATAGCAAGCACACTCCTTCTTTCTGATAGGTTGGAATAGGTAAGACCCCTATCTACACTCTCCTTGGTTAGATGTTCGTAGGCTTCCGATAACGGATTTCCAGTGCAGCCAATATCTGAAAGAGCATGGCATATCTCATCGGCATCAGGCGGCTGATAACCTATGAAACATACTATGCTCCATTCGTATTTCGGAAGTTGTATTACTATTCTTATCATAACACATCTTCCCAAGGAATAGGCACACCATTGTGGCAGCAGTCTGCATAAAATCTGTTAAAGATGAAACCATCCTTCTGGTCGGCATCATCCACCATATCCTTGATAAACTGGGCTAGCTGCTCCTCATCCTTGATGGAAGACTTGTAGAAGTCTGCCCTCGCCATATTCGCCACATATACATGGTCGTAGCCTATCTTATTCTTTACCTCTACTCCCTGACCAAGCAGAAGGGAATCCACCTTCTCCTTATCCCAAAACGAGACACTTACATCACGCTTGGAGGAAGGGTCATACTTGTATATCAGGCTAACCGCCCACTCGCACATCTTCTTACTGAAATGATAGCCATTGTATCTGAGATAGGCAACCATCGCCTCAGGTTTGAGGTCATACATATCCAATGGCATTCTGCATTTTCCCATATTGCTAAATATTAAAGGGAGTCTGGTCACGACATAAATGTCAGTGCCAAAACTCCCAAGTTAAACACTAGCGACCGCCACCATTGTAGCCGCCACCACCTCTTTCACCATAGCGGTTCGGGTAGTTCCAATCATCGTTGACGTTGTTGAATCTACGTCTGTTCTCACGCTCTTCACGTTCCTCATGCTCTCTTCGCCAATCGTCACGATAATCAGGCATACGCTCACCCATACGCTCCTGCTTCATCTTTTTCAGACAAGACATAGCCTTGCTGCCAAAACCAAGCATGGACTCGATGTTATCATACAAATCATCGAACTTATCTTCTGTAATCTCAATCATTACCATAATCATAAGATATTAAAGTGAATAGATAGGAGATTACTTGCTCATGGTCTGCTGGAGCCATCCCATCATCTTGTCAATCTTGCCCTCAATACCTGAAACCTTACCTTCCAGTTTATTGATTTTCTCGGTCTGTTCCTTATCCTTGGCTATCTGGGGGTTGAGTTGCTGTAGCATTCCCTCACAAGATTCAACGACCTTCTTGTGGTAATCTACGCTCTCCAGTATAGCCTTGGATTGTCTCAGCATGGCATCAACCTCAGCACTCATGGCATCCTTGTTGTCGCTAACCACAAGATTCTTGTCGTTGGCTATCTGCCCGTTGGCAGGTAGCTGCTTGAAATCCACCTCCTCATCATTCAGCTTCACCTTCACGTCCACTACGGTCTCCATAGGCTGAGGAGTAAAGCCGTTGTTAAAGGTAGGGTATTTCGTCTGAGGATTGCTTACCGAAACCACCTGACCTATTCGCAAGTTCGGGTTCTCGCCCTTGTCTAGGACATAGAATAAAGAATTAGTTCTTAAACCTTGAAACATAATGTAATCTCCTATTATCTATTCTTGTTAAACAATACCCGACATCATCTGTAGGGTGTTAGTATCTCTCTCAAACCAGAACTGATAAACACCAGTTCCCTGCACGTCTGCAACCGTCAATGGTGCGCCATTATACTTGGTCACAGCCTGAGTACTTCCGTTGGTCTCGAAAAGGATAGGCAGCGTACCAGTCGTTCCAGTCGGAATGTCCTGCATCAGGTTCACGAAAATCGTTCCTCTGTAGCTGGCATTCAGGAAGGCGTGGTTTTTGAACGAGAAAACAACATTGTTGGTGTTCACCACCACGCCCGTAGAAGCGATAGCTGCCGAACCATTACGATTCACCCATGTAAATGGTCTTAACCAAAACATAGCAGCCTCCTTTCCTTATTAACCCCAGAATCCTGCATTGTTAGCAGCGTTCAAACCATACAGACCTGCCTGATAAGCCACGCAGTTAGGAACCGCAGTAAATGGGCTGTAAGGAGTTGTCACGGTCTCAGGCAACTTACACTTGATACCAGCCACCTCGTTCTGCAAGCCAGCCAGCACCTGATTGATAGGAGCCACAGCCTGACCAACAATCTGAGAGGTCATAGCAGAAGACTTGAAGGTGCTATTCTCTTCACGAAGAGCATCAATCTTGTTCTGTAACTCTCTCATTTCAGCTTGCTTTTGTCCATCAACGATGGTCTGAGTACTCTCCTTGATAGCGTTGTGCAAATCACAAGTCTGTCGCTGAGTCTCGTAAGCGACATTGGAGAAACCACGCTCCTGACCTACTGCCACGTTGTTGATGGCATTCTGCAAGGTTCCAGTCTGCTGGCAGATAGCCAAGCGGTTCTCGCAGCAGCAGTTTGCAATCTGCTGAGCAATCTGCATATTACCCTGCTGCAAAGCATTGATAGTCTGCATACCGCTCATACCAACCTGATTACCTACATTCTGAACCTGAGAGGTCAAAGCAGAAATGGCACTCTGAATCTGACCTTCTGTGCAGTTCAACTGGGTAGCCAAATTGCTGAGTGCATTGCGGTTGCCACCAATGGCATCCATCAGGAGACCACGACCATAGTCATTGTTAATCTCGTTAGCGAGACCACCACGACCATTATTGCCGAAACCTCCCCAGCCGTTACCTCCCCAACCCATGAGGAAGAAAAGGAAGATTACCCACATGAACCATCCACCTTCGCCACCGAAACCATTATTACCTTTCATTGCAAGGAGGACATTTGGGTCAACACCCTGCTTCTGGAGCAGAGGCGCAAGAAGACCGAGCATCCCATTATTGGAAGTTGAGCCTTCATTTCCGAATACATACGTTTTACTTTCCATATTATCCTGAATCTTTTGTTAAACATTAATTGATTAATACTACGTAACGTTACGAGCACAAAGATACGAATAATATGGATAGAGATTGATAAACTCGTAAAAGATTATATAAGTGTTTGATAAACAAAGATTTATGGTTACGGAAAAGGTCATAAATATACAGGAGGGGCGATTGGGTCTCTCCTATATATATAATGTGTAGCTACTCCTAGAGGTTTATGCCATACTTTCGTGATAGCTTGTGGAAGAATGCCTTCTTGTTGGCAAAGTATCGGATGAGCGACTTATTCCACTTCTTTTCATGCCCGAACTGGTCGTGGATGCCTTCGGGTATCTTGCCATCGTGAACATACTTCTCAAAGGATGAGATAGACTTGCCCATTTCGTGAGCACACCAGCCCTTGTTGGCTTGTGTATCATTCATCATGGCAGTAAGGAGTGCCACAAGTTCCATATCTCCTTCCGACAGACCGCAAGGGATAGGCTTGCCTTCCGCTTGGGCAACTGCTGATTCATGTGCCTTATCTGCGAGAGCACGAAGTCCAGCTTCGATGATGCTGTAATTTACTAATTGCGACATAAGCATATATAATTAAAATGAGTGTAATCAGGAACATATCACAATAGTACATCTGATTCGTGATAACGATGGAATCATACATGACGTGAATCACATTGACTCCTGCAATATAGAGAATCGGAATGCGCCACTCTACACACAATCGGTGCAACACCTGACCCTTCCAAAGAGAAATCGGGTAAAGAATGTAAGTGATGAAGTAGAAGAACCAAATAGGTTCCTCATTCTCTTCGTACCATAGTGTTATCTCCATTTTGTTGTCATAGAACTGAGATATACCATACCATCTGAAAAGCATGACCAATATAGGCGCATACTTGAAATAGAGTAAATCTGTTTTGATTTTACTGCGTTCAGGGAGAAGTTTTGTAATCTCTCCAATTAACTTCTTGACTCGTAGGTCTTCGTCTTCTTTTCTCATAAGCCATTGTTTTTTAAAAGTTTATATGTTTGAGATTCTTTTGCTGATTTAATAAAAAATTCTTAGAGATAGCAAATGTAATAAGAAATTAGGAAACAGCTACATTTATGCACAACTTTAAAAGTTAAACTTTATAAATATTTACAGATTGATATATTTGCACAAGAAATAGAGGTAAAAAGTTTCAGATTGAAAGCAATTACCCCCCCCCGAAAGCCTAGCACTTTCAGGGGATAGTCATATATGTATTACTTCTCTGTCTTCGCCTTCTGGTTAGCCACAATTACCTTGTTAGCCTTCTCCAGCACGGCAAGAATCTTCTTTCTCAGTTCACGAATCTGTTTCATGTCCTCAGCGTTGTAGGCATCCTTGCCATCATCCAAGAAACCTTTCTTCAACTCGGAAATCTCCTGCTTATCAAGGGAAATCTCGTCAATGGCATCAATGGCAGCCTTGTTGGTGTTGTAGTAGGCATCGCTCTGACTAGGAGCCGTATCAACCAAGAGGTCATAGGAAGTCTTGAATCCGTTCAGCTTGGTGTAGAGTTGTTCCAGCTTCAAGTCCTCGAAATCATCCTTCGGAGTAGCATGAGCCTTGTATATATCCTCGGCATTCAACTTGTGAGGTCTATACTCCTCCCCACTCTCATCAGCACGTTCCTTCTTCTTGTCTTCCTCATACTTCTTCACCTTCACATCATCCTGCTTATACTGCTTATACTCCTCTGAGCCGTAGAACCGCTCCAGCATAGAGTAATCGCCATCCACCTTGGCTTGTTTCTTCAACTTGCTCAGGGTATTGGCTGCTCGGTCATGATTCTCCTTCATATTCCAGAACTCATCACCTTGTTTCTTAGTAACCGGTCTATCATCAGGATTTCTGACGAACTTGCTGAATAATGGAATATCAGCCACCTTGATTTCCTTCGGGTCGTTGAGTGACTTGGTAAGCAAACCGAGCACCTGACTGCCCATGGTGTATGCACCACCTAGATAAGAAGACAATACATGGTCAACCACAGCAGGGTTGTTCAGGTTGTATCTTGGGTCACCGAAAGCATCAATGCTGTTCTGCTGCACATCAGGATAGTCGTTTCCGATTGAGTTAACCATCCTTGATATACGAACCAACCAATCAGGAGTGCCCACGTATGCCTTGGTAAAGTTCGGGTCATACTTGTTGTACTCAGTCTCCTTGAATAATGGCTTGCCAGTGAAATCAACATTGAAAGCCAACTCAAAGACTGGGCGAATAGCATTCGGCATCAGACTGACAGCAATATTGCCATCATAGCCAGTAGGGTCAAGCGGAAGCATATCCACTACCTGACCGAGCAAGTCTTCTGCATACTGGCTCCAACTTTCCTCAGCCAACTCGCCACCCATCATCTTGGATGCAATCATATCACCTACTCCATAAAAGGCACGGAACTCCTGAGCAAGCGGAATCTTCACATACTCATGAGTGAAAGGAACCCACATAATCAGGTTGTTTCGTCTATCCCACTTGGTGAACTGCCAGTACTTATCCTTATCACCATCACCACCCAACATACTCATCAGGGCAGCGTTAACGATAGGAACCAGCACGCCACTCGCCAACCACGATGCAGTAACAGCCGTAAACTTGAAAGGATGATGTTTGACAAGCGCACCCAATGTCTGCAAACTCTGTACTGCTGGGTTGATGAAGAGATAAAGGTTTCTAATCATCTGCCAGCCATATTCGCCAGTACCCTTGCGGTTGAAGTTCAGAGTAACGTCCTTGGCATCATTCACAGCCTCATCAATAGAGCGTCCATACTGAATAGAGGTCATGTAAACCGCAAATCGGTTACTATCCTCAATCATTCTGTTCAAGAACTCGATACTATCCATGATGGTATGCCCTACCTTTACTGGGTTCGCCTTCCATCTATCCAAATCTTTCAAGTCATTCTTGAATTTCTTCTTCAAGTCTTCCACATCAAGCGAAGATACAAAGCCAGTCTCACCACCATTCATCATGAAGTCATAGAACATCTGTTCCTTTGGTGTAGCGTTTCCGTTGCTTACCTTATCTCTCAACTTGCCGTTCTGATAGTCTCTCAGCATGAAACCGAGATTCCAAGAGGTAGCAAGATTCTTTCTGAGCAGATAGTTGTACTTTGCATCCTCACGAATAGCGGTAGATGCCAGCGTCATTGTCAGGTCTCGGAAGTAGTTGGAAGGGATGAAGAGAGGCGAAAGACTGGTATAGGCAGCAGCCATCTTTCTTCCCAACCAAGCAGCAGCCCTATCCAGTTTTCCGCTCTGAATCTCTCTCACTCGGTGTGCTCTGGTATTGTTCATCGCCTGAGCCAACTGAGGGTCACCATTCACATAGATAACGTACTCCTCGCCATCCTTCATCACTCGCACCTCATGTTCTCTCTCCTCGCTATGAGTCTGAGGATAGGCTATGTTCAATCCGTCTCTCTTTTGGGTAGCATCGCCAGTCTGCGCCATCTGCTCCATCTTCTTCTCGAAAGCATCAATGGCAGCTTTCACCTGATTGCTATTCATCTGAGAAGTAATCTGAGGTGTAGCAGGAATCCACTCTTCGTTGCCGTTGGCATCCGTACTCTTCACGTACCAAGCCTTGCTAAGGGTCAGCAAAGAAGTTGGATGATTCTGTGCCAAGAGCATCAGGTGTTGCTTCACCCAGTTCTTGTTGTTCAGCAGGATTCCGCTCTCTGCCATATTCTCGATATAGGCGATAGGGTCATCAGCGATAGATGTTCGTCCGTGTGCCTTCTTCAAAGTCTGATTAAACGCACCCTTGCCGCCACCGATATAGTCCCATACTTGGTCGGCAGTAGTACCATCCCAACCACGGAGAGGAATATAATGGCTATACATATCACGCACGTACTGATAAGTATCTTTGCTCATCATGCCAGCCTTATAGCCATCACGGAGAATCTTCTTGGTAGCCGAATTCGTTGCATCCCAGAGGTCGTGAGTCTCATCTACATACTTACTCTCAATATCCTTTACCAGTTTGTGGGCAGCTTCCTCAAAGTCTGTGCCGTCAAAGAGAGCAGACAAACCTGAATAATCGTAGGCAATACCATTCTTGTCGTAGCGATAGTCCATATATGATGGAGAATATTTCACCCTGAGTGCATTGTCTCTCTGTCTCCAAGTAGTGAAGTCTACTCTGCCAAACTCTAGGTCGCTATCATTAATGATACGGTTCATATCGCCCTTGTAAGCCTTGTATGCCGCACTTCTCTGAACCACGTCCTCATAGTCAGCTTCCAGAGACTTCTTGAAAGCCATCTGAGCATCACGCTCCAAGCCATGCTTAGCCATCATGTAGATACGAACATTATCATAGCTATCGCCCAGTACCTTCTTCATCTGATGATAAGCCTTTCTCAATGGCTGCAAGAACTCATTGTTGTACTCCTCAAACTCGTTCTTTCCCTTGCCATGACTGCGGTTCTCGGCAGTATAGGCATCCTCAGCCATGTTCAGGCGGTCAACACCCACTTCCTTCATGATAGCTTCCTGAGCCTTGCGGATAGCCAGCATACTATCTTGGAAGGCGATACGTTTCAGAACAGAACCACGCTGCAACTCTCGGTTGAACTCTCCAAGGGCAGTATCATCACTCAGAAGATGCTGCTCGTAGGTTGGAGCAGTCTTCCACAGAGCCATCTGTTTGCGATACTCGTCCACTCTCCTCAGGAAGTCAACAGCACTCTCGCCAGCGTTGCGTTGTGGTATGGTTGGTCGCTGGGCATCCTTAGGCAGATTATTATCCTTCTTCCACTGGTTCAGGTCATGCTCAAACTTGTCGTAGCGCAAGGAGAACTTGGTATTGCCATCATCATGAGTAGTTGGGCGCAAGGTGTTCTGCAAGAGAGGAGCAATCACATGTTCCGTCAACTGGGTAGGGATTCCGTTACCGATGATGATATGGCTCAGATTCTCAGAGAATGGCATCTTGTAATCATCGCTCACTCCTGATACTCTTGCGAGCACTCTGCCCATGGCACGATATACCTTGCCATCAGGCATCACAATCACATCACCGCTCTTGGTTCTGAGTGTTGGCAGGAGTTCATCAGCGAAGGCATGAGGAACCTTTCCGTCAGCATAAGCACTACCCATCACGTATAATGGCTTATCAATGTTTCGCCAGTCAATACCATCAGCCTTCAAGCGAATATCCATCCAAGGAGCCACACCATTCTTCTTCTCTGTCAGGGTCGGGATAATATCAGCCACAGCTTCATACCATCCGCTCTTGCATGCCATCTTCTTTGGCTTTTCAGGGAGTTTGCCATCACGAACCGCACGGACAATCAATCTCTCTCGGTTGGTGTAGCCGCCATAGTCAGCAGCGTTATACACATCTGCATCCCAAGTGTAGCCGTTTGCATCCAGAGCATCCGTGATAATCTTAATCGCTTCCGAATCCTTATACCCCTTCACATTCTCAATTGTCACCACCTTTGGTTTCACGGCATTGATGAACTCGGCAGTACTAGCAGCAGTCTCCTTGTCAAGTTCCACCTCAGCATGGTTACTCTTCGCCTGAGAGTAGTTCTTGCAGACTGGGCTGGCATGGAAGTACTCCACCTCACCATCAATCTGCTTTACCAACTCTCTTGGGTCAACATCACGAACATCAGCAGTAACGATATGCTGCCCGAAGTTATTGCGATATACACCGCTTATCTTCTCGTCATACTCCACTGCCACCACTGGGTCGATGATACCCTTTAAGCCTTCCTCAACAAGACCGCCACCACTAAAGTAGGTTCCAGCCTTAATGAGTGAGCCATCCTTCAGGGAGAACTTAGGTTCCTCGCCAACAATCTCTGCCTTGCGGTTCTCGCCCAGAGCCTGAGCAATATGAATCATCTTCTTGTTAGCCATCTGCCAGCCGCTCGGCATATCATCAATGGCAGTCTTGATAGCATCATCCACCTCATCAGGAGTATTCAGACTCTTCAAATCCTCAGCCATATCAGCCGCACCACTCTCCTTTCCGTCAGCCATATCACGGAGAGAGAAGGACACATCACCCACACCCAACAGAATCTGGTCTTTACGAGCCACGTCCTCAGTAGATTCAGCGAGAGTTTTTCTTCTCTCCTCAGGAGTCATGTTCAATCGGGAAGATACGTTACGAGCTTCCACCTCGCCAGAGAGACGATTATAGCCATCATATCCGATTCTGCTAGACTTCTCCAATCTCTCAATCTGCTTGGTAAGGTCGTTGTATCTTTTATTGATTTCGTACTTTCGTCTCTGCTGCTCCTCAGGAGACATGGCATAGAACTCCTTTGCTACTGCATCTTTTTCAGCCCTCAACTTGGCGATAGCATCCAAGGCATTCTTGTCAATTATCATTTCATTATTGCCGCCTTGTGCAAAGCCTTCCTTATCCTGAATATAGTGCTGAATCTCGTGAACCAAGGTCTTTTTCAGACTATTATTCGCCAACTTATAGTGTGTGTCCATGTCGTACTTTATAGCCTCACGAATATCTCCAAGGTTCAGCGTAATGGCATTATTATAGAAGACACCACCACTCTTTGCTCTACCCTTCAAAATCTTCATATCCTTCAATTCAGGATAAGCATCAAACAACTCAGGGTATTCCTTAAACAAATCGTTTGGTTTCTCTACAATATCAGAGAGAGTCAGAGTCTTCTTATTCACCCATTCCTTCGGGTCACGGAGAACAACATCAGGCATTTCGTATCTCCACTTACCATCAGCACCACGCTCCCAGCCAGTAGCTGCCTTGATAGCCTTAGCCTTCTTTTTGTTCTTCTCCATATCCTTTGCCACAGAGAGATTATCCATACGGAAGGTACGTTCCTCTGCCTTGTCAGCAGCAGCCGCACCACGCTCACCAGCGAGAGAGAATCGGATATTGTCGCTGCTATTGATAGCTTCATTGAAGGCACGCTTTCGGTCTGCATCGCTCTTTTCGTCATACTCAAATATTGATACACCAGCATTCTTCAATGCCTCCTTCACCTCTTTCTTGGTAGTAGTAGGAACAACAGCAGCAGAGAACTCGTCAAATCTAACTGGACGTTCAAACTTAGTCTCAAAGTACATGGCAGGATGCTCTTCCTTGATAGCCTTAACCATTTCCTTCAAGCGTTTCGTGTCCTCATCTGAGAAGTCCACATTGTACTCCTTCTTCAAATAGGCTTGTGGGTCACTTGTCATTGCCGCCTCAGAGAGTCTTGCCAAACCATAATCGTCAAAAGTTCCAGTTGCATCAGGCTGGCACTTCATGCCAAGTTCAAAGAATACATTCGACCACTTTTCTCTGAATTTATCAAATTTCTCTCGGTCAGAAGTCAACAAACCTTTCTTGGAGCGAATATCCTTCAATGTTCCATAAGAAGGCATCAGTCTTGCAGCAAAGTTTTGGAAAGATACAGCCGCACCAGTTGCACCATTTCGTCCTTGCTTCTTCATCAACTTTGAAACATTCTCCAAGGTGTTTGGCACATATCTACGATTGCCGCTAGGAGTAAAGCCATCAAAGATTACCTCCTTAATGCCATATTCCTTTTCCTTACCTTCCAGCCAAGTATTGAACTCATCTGTCAGGTTATTGGTCTTGATGTAGTCTTCAACCTCATTAAGCGTAGCATTCGTATCAACGCCACTCTTACGATGGTCATACTCTACATCACGGACGAAGGTCTGCACACCCTTATAGTTGAAACCATATTCATCATATAGTTCAACATTCTCCTTGGCAATGGCATATCTCATTCCACCCTTAGCACCAGCATCAACGATAGACTTATTTCTTTCCAGCCAAGCCTTGGTCTTCTCCTCATACAAATCCTTATCGCCATCAAACTTTGCCTCAATGTACATATCCAAGACCTTCTGAGCATCAGCCTTGCCGATACCATAGATATTGAAGTCTCCAGCAGTAATAAACTTCAACTCGTTATATGCTTCATCACTAAACTTAGGCTGAATCATCTTCGGTTCAGGAGCCACACCCTTCTCATGAAGGAAGAGATACTTCAAACCAGAGTTTGCATCGCCCCCGTTCAACCATCGGTCGATACCATTTCTTACTTCATGCTGCATTTCTTTTGGCACAGAAAGAACATCCGAAGAAGACTTTTCAGCCCCCTTATTGCTCATCTGTTTCTCCACTTCTGGATAAGTAGGAGTATAAGCATCACCTTGCCAAGTACCTGCATTTTTTCCAGTTCTCTTAGCAATCTTATCGGAAGGCAGAATCAAGGAAATGCCACCATACGCCTTATGGTCTTGCCTACTAGAGTCAATGACTGCCACAGACGGATTGGCAAGACCACCTTGCTTGATAGCCTTCAACAGCTTCTCTTCTGATATGTTATGCACTCCTGCAAGAGTTTTTTCGTCCTTCAATGAAAACTTTTCGCCATTTTCCTTGGTGGTTTCAAAAGAATTGATTATATTTGCAGCAGATTTAAGCTCTTCATCTGTTATTGAGGTTCCAGCATGGGGCTGGAGTGCCTCGATAAAGTGGAGGGCTTTTTCTTTGTCAACATTGCTTATTCTACCTGTATTTACCCAATTTATGATACCTTTTTCTTCCTTTGGATAGAGAGAAGTAATCTGATTAACCTCTAATACGACACCACCTTTTCGATGCTGTTCAACCGCTCTAATTGCTACGATAAAGTTCTTACCGTCTTTTTGAAGCTCAGTAAGTACAACATGGTCATTGGCGTTAGTGCTTTTAAATACTGCAATCGGTTCAGCAATAGCCATTGGCAAATTCTTCAAGTCGCTTGCATTAAATGGATGGTTATTCTTGTATTTATCACCCGATTTACGCACAAACTTATCAAATTCCAACTCAATATCTGCATCAGCAATTCCACCAGCCTTCAAGAAGGAACTAGAGCGACCCAAGCGAAGAATCTTATCCTTTTGGTTAGGATTCTTCACTAACTCATCTAATCTCTGATTGAAAGCATCGTTTACCTTCTTCAACGAAAACTTAGTGTTACCAACTATCTTTGCATCATCCTCATTAAATATCACATAGTTCAAGTCACCTTTTTTCGCTCCACCCCATATCGTACCAGCATAATACTTGATACCTGTAAAGCCGAGTGAAGATAGGAAGTTGCTAGATGCCACAAAACTGTCACGTTCCTCAAATTTTGTTCCATTCAACGCATAATACAACAGACCATTGTAAACATCGCCAAAGTTTTTGTCAAGTGAGTAACCATTGCGTACCAACCTATCAACATCAACACCTAGTTTCTCCAAACCTTCACGAACAATCTTCTTTTGCTCCTTCTTCATTGGTTTGTTCCAATCAAGGTAATTGTTGCCAGTATCATCAGGTATCTCTACCTCGTATCTGTTAGCCTTGGCACGTTTCAAAGAAGGAATATCTTCCTCTGTCAAGCCCTCAAACAAAGACTTCAACTTATCGAAATCAGCCAACTCCTTCTGTGCTGCATTTTGTTTCCACTCTGGCTTAGTCTCGTCATTGACGATATTCTCATCCTCCTTGATAAGTTCATCCATTCTGTTAAAAGTTTCCTTCTTTGCCTTAGCGAAAGAACTTCTCACAGCATTATCAATGAATCGACCGAACCAATTATCGCCATTCTTGATATCCTTGAAAGCCTTTGGAGTCTTTATCTCCTTTACCTTAGCTTTCAGAGCATAGGATGCACCGATTTTAGCCGATTTAGTCACGTAAATACCATGACCGAAAGTTTCTGAGCCAGCGCCTTCATAAGCATGTGAAGTATCAAAGCGGTCAAAGTTCGCTCCTGTTCCGTGATAAGTCTTTAACGAGAACTTAGGAGCAGCAGCTATCTCCTGATTGATGCTGTTCACAACATCATCAGTAACAATATCGCCCTCCTGAATCTGCTGAGGTTCACGACCAGCGTTCTTCACAAGTTCCGCTTGCTCTGCTCTAGTCAAGATACGGTTCACCTTCATCGCACCGGTAATCACCCAAGGGTCAGTCTCAGGGTTCGGGTTGGTACGATACATATAATAGCCATCCGTAGGCAGATGTTTCAAGCCAGCGAGTGAATGCTGATACTTGCCCGATGGATTGATACCCTCTTGGCGAGCTTCCTCCTGATAATCTACGTCAGCAGCATACTCCACCTCAGCGAAGACGAAGTTCTTAGGGAAGAGAGTCTTGTTGCCATCAGCATCCTTGCGGTTGAACTGGATAGCATAAGGCACGACTCCAAGATGCCAGCCTGGTCTATAGGCTAACTTACCGCTACCGCCTTGTGTTCCCTTGCCGCCCTGCTTAACCTGAGGTCTGCCAGTCTTGCTTTCTCCTGCAATAGGAGCAGCATCAGCATCAAGCCATACACCCACTGGAGTAGCAGCACCATCAGGGTTCGCTACCATTGGTGGATAGAGTTTGCCATCCTTCAAGACGAATACCTTGTAGCCGATACCCTTCTTCTTAGGCTCAGGCTTTTGACGGAGAGAGAACGAAACATCTTCGCCAGTCTCAGAGTTTGTCACCTCACCTTTGGCAGTCTTCACGTAGGCTTGTTCAATGGAGCGAATGATGTTCTTGATTACATCGCTATACTCAGTACCAAAGAATGCCAACTTAATCTTCTGCAATATCTCATGGATAGCAGCGAGCAGAGGATGAGACATCTTCATAGCAAGAGTGTGAGCCAAGTTGAGGTCACGAATCATTTCACCTACAGCATCAGCAACAACCTCCTCAGCGTAGTAATCTCTAGCACGTCCAGAGAATCCAGCATCAGAATATCTCTGCATGGTCTCATCTACCGCCTTGTCGAAGGCATCAGAGCCATAGGTATCAAGCACAAGCTGGGTCAACTCATTGTATGCAGCAGGGTTCAGGTTCTTAATTTGGTGAGTCATTTCATGACCGAAGATAAACTGAGCACCTTCCGTGATAGAAGAGTCAAGAGTGATGAATATGGTACGATGAACGTTGCCATCGGCATCCGTGGTCTCCTGAATCCAGCCGTTGCCCAACTTGTCAGAGTACTGCCATTGAATGTTAGCACCCATCATCTTAGCCAGTCTCTCGAAAGCCTTGCGAGTCTTCTCGCCCACGATGTTGTCAACGACCTTCATATCATCCACCTTATTCTTCTCTACGTCAGTAGCACGCTCGGCAGTTGTCTGCTGCTTGCCATTCTCCTTAGCAGAGAAAGGAAGGTCTGATTCATCACGCTGTGCGCCTAAAGGTGCTTCATCAGTAGCATCCTCAGGAACATTTATATTATCATTTATATTGTCATTTGTCTTCTCATTATCCGATTCATTAGACAAATCATTAGATTCATTATCCGATTCATTATCCAACTTCTCCTCTGACTTCGCCTTCAACTCAGCCTTTTCATCCGACTTCGCCTTCAACTCGACCTCTTGCTCAGCCTTGTGCTGCTCAGCATAGGCTGCATCCTCCTGAGCACGTTTCTGCTCTTCAAGTATGTTCTCAGCCTGAGCAATGCGAATATTTTCAACAAAGTTCTTTGCTTCCGATGCCTTGAAACCGCTATTGAGTACACCGATAAGTGCGTTACGAATATCCTGAGTATCGAGCGATTCAAGATTGGATGGACGATTCTCCCACAAGCTATGAACGAGCGCATCAATAGTAGTTCCCTTGCCATCAGCAGCGAGCAACTGGGTCTTGGCAAAGTCTTCTCTGCTCAATCCAGTTTCCTGCTTAACACCCTTGCTTGTCTCTGTTCCCTCATAGTTGAGAGAGTGAGCACCGAGGTTGCTAGCCACATACTCCTCAGCAGTAAGCGGAGTTGTATCAGTCACGTCAATGCCAGTAGCATCATACAGACGATGAAGGAGAGAACCGATGGTATCTCGGTAGAGTTGTGATACAGCCTCAGCATCATCCTTCACAGCACTCTTCAAGCGAGCGAACTTTCTTCTTGCCTTCTCAATGAGTTCCTTTCTACCCTCAGCAGTATCTTCCACCTTGGCAAGTTGTCGCTCATTATAAGCATCACGGATAGCGATAGCAGAGTCATAAGCCGCCTGAGCATCAGCAATAGCCTTCTCCTTGGCATCCTTTGCAGCCTTCTGTTCAACGAAAGTCTTACCCTTCACGGTCATATTGCTAGCCTTGTCGAGTGCCTTCTTTGCGTCAGACACATATCCAGATACGATACTATCTGCATCCTCACCGAACTGAGTATCATACAACTCAGCAGTCTGTGCGGCTGTCAGCTTCGAGAAGTCAGGATTGCCATCCTCCAGCATAGGCACGATGGTTCCATCTTCAAGGGTAATGGCAGGAGTCTGCTCAGGAGCAGGAGTATTCTCCTCGGCATTTGATTCCGATTGATTATTCTCCTCATTAACGATATTGGTATTCTCATCCAAAGGTGGAAGCTCACGATGATTGTTGATATAATCAAATGATGCAGACCATTTTTTGCCATCCTTATCTTCGAGGAAGATACTGCCCTGCTCATCAATACCTACAACTCTTGATAGAGTGTTTTCCTTTGGTCTTCCGAAACCATCGCCACTCATCCATATCTCACTACCTTTAGGCAAACCGAGATTTGCAAGCTGAGAATCCTCATCAGATTCTTCTCCACTATTATCCTCTATCATTGAGGATTCAGGCATAGCTTGTTTGTATTCATCGAGCGACATTGAAGAGATAGTTGCCACATCTTCTTTGTTCACAGCATGAGGAACGAGAGTGCCATCACTCTTCAACTCCACTACCTTAGCCTTGGCACCAGCATCACGAATGAGGAACAATCTAGAGTCAGGATATTTGGTATTACCATCCTTGTCGAGCACATCAACGAGCACCACGTTTCCATTATCATTAAGTATCTGATTGAAATCAAATGAAGGTTGAGTCTCTTCTGTATTCTGATTCTGCTGTTCAGCACGTTCTTTCTCCATCTGCTCACGCTCAACCTTGGCAGCTTCCAGTCTCTTCTGGTCTTCCAAGTCTTTCATCTGCTGCAAGTCTGCAAGCGAATAAGGATTCTCTACTACGTTACCATCTATAGAGATAGCAGCAGTACCATCACCATAGTCAGCCAACACCTCATAGGTATGTTCAGCACCATCAGTATCAGTCACATTGAACTGGGAGCCAACTTCAACGGTTCCATCAATGATGCCAGCAATCTCTTTGATAGCATTCTCTTTTGCATCAGCTACCGCCTGAGCCTTCACATCATCAGCAGGGAGTTCTTCACCCAGTTCAGCAAACATCAACGCATCTGCATGTTCAACGCTATTCGTTGTCGGGTCATAATAGAGAATCATATCATCGCTATTGCTCACATCAATGGAGCCATCATCATGAGTAGCAATATTACCACTGATAATATATACACCATAGTCTTCCAAGCCGCCTGATGCTTTGATGGTAGCGTTACGGACAGAGCCACGACTCTGGTCTGTGTACATATCAACTCTCTGCTCTGCCTGATGAGCAGCGAGGTCAACCTTATCTTGTGCATCATCAACCACACCTTGGTATCGGGCAGAAGACAACTGGTAGTCATAGATAGCTTGGTCAAGTTTATCATCCTGCCCAGTCAGGGATTCCAGTTCCTCATCACTCATGGCAGATAGCTGCTGCTCAGAGATACCCAATACTGCTGCAAGAGTCTTCATCTGGTCTTCCTGCTGAATCTGAATATCATGTTTGTCTGCATCATCAGCATCATGCCCCTCAGAATAAGCGTTGTCAATATCTGCCTGATGCTGCTCCTCAGGTGTTGTTGGTTCGTTGGTAATCTCCTTGGCATTCATTTCAGCAGTCTTGGCTATATTGTAGCCACGCATCTTCATCAGGTTGACACCATAGTTAACAGCAGCATTAATCTGCTCCTTGGTCATGGTATCTCTCTGTCTAAGAATATCAGCCAGCACACCACCCATCTGCTCGTTGGTTGCGTTGTCTATTTTATCCTTGATGTCTGCCCAGTTATCGCCCATAAGATTCTGTGCATCACTATCAGCCACGTTCACCTTGTTGCGGAATCGGTAATACTGAGCACGATTGTAGATACCTTTTACTGGTAGGGAGCCAGCACCCATAGCATACATAGAACCGACAGAGATAGCCATACCACCGATAATGTCAAGTTGCTGCTTAGCATCAAGGAGGTCACTCACCTTTCCTTCACCATCCAGCAGGGCGTGAAGAGGAATACCAATTTCCTCCTCCATCACTTCCTCAGCGAAACCATTGATACCGAACTTTCCCATCCACTTCTTGGAATTGGTGTACCAGCCACTCTTGCCGATATTCTTGAAGAACTCAGCAGAAGCATTCATACCATGTTTCTCCATGAAGTTGACAGCACCCTTCTTGATACCATAGTTGTGACCGAAGAGTTTTTCTGTATAGTTCTCTACCATAGCAGAGGTCATACCCTTATAGAGAGCAGTACCCATAGACTCACCACCTTCATGCAGGAGATTTCCGTTTTCATCAAAAGTACCGAACTTATAGTCACCCTTCTCATCCTGATACAGATTACCCAGATGTCGCTGCATGATGTCTGCTCCAGTCTTCAACGCTTGCTCAGTACCTGCCATTGCATACGAACCGATAACATCGCCAGCTACGATACCAGTATTCTTCAAGATGGCAGCACTCACCTTGCCCATGCCACGTTTAGCAGCAAACTTCAAGGCTCCACGACTGATGACCTTGGTAATACCACCATAACCGCCAGTCAGGAAGAAGTCAGCCATAAATGGGAGACTCTGCCCTGCAATCTTCGTCCAGCGATAGATGTTACCCATCTTCTCATCTTCGAGAGCCGCAGCAGCATCCGCACCCAGTTTACTCTTCAGGAGAATCTTATCAGAACCAGAGAGAGGAATCTTGTTATCCATCTTTGTCTTGATACGTTCCATCTGCCCCATGATAGCGAAGTCAGTCAGACCGAAATCCCATGTTTTTGCAGTAAATACAGTATTGTCAAGAGCCTTCAAGGCATCCTCACCCCAGCTACTTGTAGGATATTGTTTCACCGCTTCAAGCGCACCAATCTGCTCAGTAACCAGAGAAAGAGAGGTTGCCAACTTATTTCTATAGTCACTCTGCTCAGCAGTTCTTACGTTACTTGCACCGATACTAGCACCATAAGAGAGCAAAGGATTTCCGTGTTGACGATTATCCTCAGCGATAAGAGCCTCAATCTCCTTCTTTCGGGCATAGGCATCAGCCAGTTTCTTGTCAAACTGCTTTTGAGCACCCTCCTCAGTAAGGTAGGTTCCATTCTTGCCGATGTTCTCCTGCAAGTCATAGTTACCATTCTTGTCACGAACATCAAAGGCAGATGGAATCTCGCCAGTATCTACCGCTACCTGATAGGCATCGTTCTGCTTGTCAAGTATAGCTTGCATCTGCTCAGCTTCAGGAAGAGAATAAACATTCTCATTGTCCGAGGTAACGTATGCGCCAGTCTTGCCAGTCTCAGGATTGTAAGCAAAATCATCCTTCACCACATTGTTTGCATCACCGCCATAAGGAGTCTGATGTGTACCCAAGTTCACACGACCGAAATCCTTCTGCTGTTTCTGCTTGCGTTGTTTCAGTCTATTGTATCTGCCAGCATTGTTCATAGTCTGCTGAGCACTAACAGAGATAGCTGCTGCCCCAGCAGAGAAACGAGAACGGTCAGCAGCACTCATAGGAACACTACCGCCCTTCGCTCTAGATGAAGTCTTACTACGTGGTTCAAAGAGTGCAGAGTAAAAACGCTCATAAGTAGATGGAACATCAAAGTTCTGAGCCTTCAAGTTCTCATAGATAGCGTGTCTGTTATCCGCACCGCCCTTTCCGTCTCTTGTCAGAGCACTCTCAAACTTATTGTAATCATCAGGCACATCATAGTTCTGTGCTTTCAGATTCTTGTATAAAGTGTATAATGGTCTTTCTGCCATGATATATATATTTGTTTGTTACCAAATTCTTGTTACCAATTCTGTTACCATTTTACGCCAGTCTTCTTCTTGCCACCAGCCGAAGAACCGCCAGCCTTATGTGTTGTATGCTTGCCGCCACCAGATGATTTACCACCTCCATCAGAACTACTTCTTCCTTTCAATCTATCCATGATGTATCTCACGTTAGTCTGAGTAACATTCTTGATTCTCAACTTTCTTTTAAGTTCATTAATCTTCTTCTGCCCCTCAGGAGTGTCCATCAGGTCGTAATACTCATACCAATATCCAGCAGTAGTTTTGTTACCGCCCGAAGATTTCTGAGCCTTATTAGAAATTCGTCCTTCTCGTAGTCTAGCTAGTGCATCCTGAGCAGCCCAATGACTAATCTGACCATCAGCAAGCATCTTCTTAATCTTCAACTGATTATCTTTATACTCTGCATCATTGGTATATTTCAACTCACTAAGGTCAAGTCTTCTGTTTCCTTGGTCGATTCTCTGCTGCCCTTGGTCATTCTTCACCTTATTGATTTCGTTCTGCATATCGTGATACCTCATCTGCTCAGCAAGAGTCAGGTTATTCTTCCGAGCTTCCTCATCAAGAGCGAGTGCCCTCTGATACCCAGCCAGCCATGATGCCCGATTCTTCTCTCTCTGAGCATCCATATAAGCCTTGCGCTTATTCACCACCCTAGTCATATCCGACTCAGGATTGTGTACCACCTTGGCACCATTGGTTGCGAAGTAGATATTGGATAGCGCACGGAGTCCATCACCCAGAGCAGCTATACGAGCCTTGGTACGCTCCTTCTTCTCTCTATTCGCCCTCTGCTCAGAGGTCTCATTCAGTTCAGGATTCAGCATCTTATACATATCAGCATAAGACAACTGCTTAGGCTGAGGTTTCGACTCCTCCTTCTTCACGATGGGTACGGATGGTTTATCCTCCTCATCACTTGGCGCACCCTGATTTACATCTACCCCATTGGCGATGGCTTGCTGAGTAGCGATAGTCTTCTCTCTAGCCGCCTTCATCGTAGGTGTTTCATTCTGAGGAGTGGCAGCATTCATCTGGTCAACCTTCTTGCCAGCCGCATCAAGTTGCTGCTGGGTAAAGACTGGAGCCTGAGTCTGTGCCACCTTCTGTGCCGCATCCACCCCACTCTGCTGCTTGTTGAGCACACTCTGTGTAGTCTTCAAGCCATTGTTGTTTCGTAACATATCTGATGCTTTCATAGGCTTATGCTTTAATCTTTGGTGCATTACCACCAATCATATTATTCAAGTCATTCGCTACTTGCTGCTGAGTAGGAACCGCACCCACCTTGGCATCCAACTTAGCCATATCTGTAGCAGTAGGCGATGCCACACTAGGACGAGCCACCTTGCTCTTACCAGCACCACTATCAAGGGATGCAGCGATATTGGCAGCAGTACCAGCCACACCTGCAACCGCATTGGCAGTATCAGCAGCCTTCTCAGCATCAATACTCATCTGCTGGTTCTGCAACTGGTTCTTTCTGTTTATATACTGCTGCTCGATGTTATCCTTTCGGGCATCATTTGCAGCTACAATCTGTGAGGTAGTATCAGCAAGAGTCTTGTTATTTGCCTCCTTCACCGCAGTAGTGGAGTCTTCCGTACCACCCATCACCGCTTGTCTACCCTTGGCAGCCTTGTTTCTGTTCTTAATCTGCTCCTGCATCTGAGTGAGCAAACGAACCGTATCAGCACGCTTGGTAGGGTCTTCATTATACTTTCTATCATACCATGCCTGATTTTCTCTCTGCTGCTGGGCAATCATCTGTTCCTGCTTTTTTCTCGCCTTGCGGTTAGCTATACCGCCAGCGATGCTGCTTGCGATGCCAAGCCCAGCACCTATTAATGCACCTATCATATATATGAAAATTTAATTATTAATAATGGTACAAAGATACTGATACCATCCGAGAATCGTATTTTATCCGTTTATTTAGGTGGTAAGTTAACGGATAAAGTTTCCGTTTGCCGAATAATTACTATCTTTGCACCAAAATAGTTAAGTCAATGGCAGTAGATAGAAATACAAAAGGTCAGTTCGAGAAAGGTCGGGCAAAGACTGGAGGTAAGAAGAAAGGTTACGAGTCTCCTATCAACAAGGAGTTTCGTGAGTTGTGCGCCGACTTTTCTAGAGAGGCATGGGATGATTTCATGGCAGCTTGGTATAAGTGCGAGCCGAAGGATAAGGTAGCATCATTCATCAAGATACTGGAGTTCAACTGCCCTAAGCTACAGACCGTCACTCTTGACGATAAGCGTGAGGTTCACAATGCCCTCACCGAGAAGTTGAGACAGATGTCGGAAGAGGAAGGATAAAATGTAATTCATAAGAAGAACGATTATTTTTTTTCATAGGTTTTTGGTTTATAGGTTTTAAGATTGTTAGGATAACTAAATAGGGAATGCGTGAGCACTCCCTATTCTTTTTTATAATATTCACCACGCGAGTGTTAAATTCATGTTAAAAACAAGAATTTGTTTGGCTATATCCAAACTTTTATGTACCTTTGCAGCAGAATTAAGAATAAGAAGTAATAACATACAGCCCTCGCCAGCACGGATAAGGCAACATTATGACAGCATTAGATTTTAACGACAGAGGTCAGGCAAAGGTTTCATTCAGCGAGTTCGACAACTACATGAACGAGCGTAAGGAACAGGGTGATTACACCGAAGAGAAAGACGGAATCACTTACTACTATAATGGTGGCGGTTGTTTGCTCGCTAAGTACGACAACAACGAAGGTTATGGTTTTACCTATTAAATATAACTTTTATGTCAACTCTTAAAGCTAAAGAAGTTATCAAGGAAAAGGGCATGACCATTGAGGAGGTAGCCAGCAAGATGGGAATCACCAAAGGTACTCTATCTGCTGCCCTCAACGGAAACCCAACCGTCAGCTACCTTACAAGAGTAGCAGACGCTATAGATTGTGATATTAGAGATTTATTCAGATAGATTAAAAGGGAGTCAATGATGGCTCCCTTTTATCGTATTCACTATCAGCGACCACCTCTCGCTCTTCTATCCCCATCCATATCCGTCTTGGAACCACGATTCACCGATGAAGGTTTATACCTGATTCCTGCCTTGGTATGTGAAGCATCCATACCCTTGCGTGAAGCTGCCCCATACTTCTTATCGTGGGCAGCGTTATGACGAGCCAACTCCCTACGCTTAGCCTTCTGAGCAGGAGAAGACTCGAACTTAGTATCATATTTCTTCTTCCGCTCCCTAGCTGCTGGGTGAGTCTGATAATATCTAGCTGATTCTGATACCATCCTACTTAACCATCATCATCTGAGGTACATTGCCATACACTGGCAACTTACCATCCCACTTATCAATCCACATCTTCTGCAAGATAGCAGGAGTAAGGGATGCTGTCTTCAACTCATTTGCCTCACGCTCAGCCTTGGCTTGCACAAGCATCTTCTCTGCCTCAGCCTTTTTTACAGCAACCTCATTGAGTGCTCGTTGAGCTTCCTGAATAGCCTTATTCTTCTGATTGACCGCCTCAACAATAGATGTCGGATATTTCAAACCTGATGTCAACTGCTCCAAATGGAAATGCTCCTTGGCAAGAGCCTTGCTAAGTTGCGTTTCAATAGCTTTCTCTACCAAATCACGATTGCTTACAATCTGGTCGGTAGTGTACTTGTTCAACTGAATGCGGAAAGCATCCTTCACATAATTAAATAAAGTACCATTGACTATATCCTTCAACTCCTTGCGGTATTTTTTGAAGACTTTAGGCGCATTTCCATCCACCATTTTTAAAGAAACGGTAGGGTCAACGGTAAACTCAGAACCATCCTTAGCATTAATTGTAAATGCAGGGTAGTCAATAGTCTGTACGTAGGTAGGGTACTCATACACCTCCTCGGTGAAAGGATTGTACCATACACGACCAGTAACGAGACTCACATCATCTACACCCTTGTCGGAGCCATAGAGGTTGACCAAGATACCCTCAGAGCCAGCATCTACACGCTCACTACATGAAGTCATTGAGAACACCGCTACACATAGTAGCAAAAACAAACACAACTGATTAATCTTTCTTTTCATTGTCTTTTTTATTTTTAAATGTTAAACAATCTGTTGCAACTGAAATCAATATCCAGAGGTTAATACCAAGAATACCCATAATATTCACTATTGTATTAGCCTTATTAATTGCCTCAAAACAAGCATCTATTACAATAAACGTCATGAGCACCCAACTCACAAACGCTACAACTTTCCATTTTATTTTCTTCATAAATTCTATACATAAATTTTAAGCATAGCAGCATACACTACCAGCGTAATCACTCCTGCACACACACCGAAGATGTCTGCCCACATATCATCGGCATCCACCTTCTCCTTGCTAACCACGAAGTGCAGCACTTTATCCGTCTGCAACCCACAGAGCCAGTTCTTAGGCTTTGTATACAGAGTATTCCATATCATTCTAATCATTGTCTTTATCTTCTTTAAGTGCATCATCAAGATACTTATCAAGAGCCTTTACACACTTATCAGGAATCTTATTCGCATCCTTGTTTTCTTTGAGATAATCAATAGTGCCACCTACCCCATAGATGATAAGCAGATTCTTTTGGGAAGGAATAAATATCGCCATAACTACCCCTAACACAAGAGCAAACATAGAACCCTTAAACATTTTTTTCATAAAAGTCGATGGTTCTAAATCATCTTCACTAAACAAAAAAAACCAGAAGCCTAAAGCTATAAATACCAAAAATGATAAAACAGCAATAACCCCACCTAAATCATTCAGGTTGCCTAAAACACTTAACCAATATAATTCACTCATAATCTTAAATTTTAATTAATATATCTATCTCCAATAAAGTTCATGATGTTCCTTCTTCAACAAATCACCAGTTCTACACCACCAGTCATTCGGACTCCATTTAAGATACTCCTCAAACTCTGGGCTGTTCAGTTCATGAGTAAGGATAGGATGAGAGGTAGGCTTGAACTGATGCACACACAGCAAGTCTGCATGATTGCCACCATAAATGCTTGGCGGCATAACATCCTTCGCCTGATGCCATACCTTGTTGAGGTCAATGAGGTCAGCCCCATCCAGTTCCTTCAGGACATTATCAATCTTACCCAGCACACGATTCAGGACTTCTGCCCTATCCGTTCCACCCTTATCAATAAGCCACTGGGCATCACTCAGGGCACTTCTAATCAACATATCAAATTCCATAAGCCAAAATTTTAATGTCTTTTCGATTTTTCGATGTTATATTGGTCACAGATTTCGCAATATGCGCCATAAGCCAAGTTATCGACCATTTCATTGTACTTGTCACCATTGTGACCTTTCACCCAGTGAAAACGAACTCCTGCCAAATGAGCAGAGCATTTCTTATACAACTCATAGAGGTCAGGATTCTTCTTTGGCTTATATGACTTGGAGAGCACCAAGATACAATACTGGCTATCTGTATAAATATCCACGTATGCACCATCAGGGCAAGCGTTCACAGCACTAATAATCGCCAACAACTCCATTCTGTTATTTGAGGTGTTAAGTTGACCATGATTCTTCACCTTTAAAATTTCCCCATCTTTGAGAATGACGTATGCCGCACCACCAGCCTTAGTTTGAGATAAGTTGTCACAAGAACCATCAGTGTATGCTACATAATGAAGACCATTGTCAGGAAACGTCTCTTCAATCTCATTGATGATTGTCTTTTCATGCTGAGGAACTTTTTTTGTTACTCGTAAACGAGGTTTTCTTCCTCTTTTAGCAATCAACACTCCATTATAAGCAGATACAAGTGAGTGCCAATGATTAGGAGCTTCGCCATTTTTCTTTTTCCATCCGACTTTTGATGCAAGATTCCAAATGGCATCAATCCATTCCTTATCATCCAACTTCATTCCATGAGCACAAAACTCATCGAACTCTTCGCGCGTAGGCACGTACACGTCAGGTTGTTTCTTATTATTTTTCATAACGAAAATATTTAATTAAATTTATATTCCGTAGGCTTTAAATAGGAACTGGTTGCACGTTAGCTGAGGGAAGTAAAATCCCCCTTACCCACAAATCTTTCATTGTGGTGGAGGATTCACTTGGGTGGAGACCGTATATTCGCCCCTTCCATCGACCTATCACAAATCTATACGTGAATCGGTTTTGCAGCTTTCTGAAATATAGTTTTCAGTCCTTGTCGCACCTTCTGCAATCAATCCTGTGCTCTGCCATGACTCTTCCTTGCAATTTATAGACTCGATGAATCGGAAGGTATTTAGCCCATAGTTTTCCATCTTGTCTTGTCTCAAACTCAGGGGAATAAAAAAGAACCCCCGAGTGTTGGTTACGGACAACGACTCAGAGGTTCATATCTTGTAGGCTTGCGCCTTGAAAGGAGGACTACTTTAGTCTGTCAACCGTAACATTGACGATGCAAAGATAGAAGCTTTTTCTGAAACCACCAAATGTGAAAAAATATGTAATTCGTTAATCTGTAAGATATTCAGATTTTAGGTATACGTTTGGTGTGCAGTAGACATACAAATGATTACAAAGTTAAAGTAAGTTAAAGTGTTTTTGGCATTCAAGTTTATTTTGTTACCTTTGTAGCGAGCAAAATAAGCGATTTAGTTTCTTTAACTATTTTATGTTACTATTTTGTTACTCGATAAAAATAGACCATTTCTAATAGTATTGGTTATCAATAGGTTATAAAGTTCAAGTAAGCATTCATAATGTTTTTGTATAATATGAAAAGG